AACAGCGGAATGCGCTGGCGGATCCGGCCGGGCGGAAGTAGTTCTCGCTCGTGCACGCCGGGCACAGATCGGTCTGGCGGGCGCTGAGCGCTTTAGAGGGGGCTTCCGCTGGCGCGGCGTTCGGCGGCGCTGTGAGGGGCGGAGCGGGCCGTTGGGCGGCAGGTGTGGGTTCGTCCCACCATGGCCGGGGTGAGGCCTGTGAAGGCGCTTGTGCGGGCGCTGTGGTGCCGAGCTTCTTCGCCCAAAAGTCGCTCACGGAAGGTCTCCGAGGGAGGTCTCATCGAGTTTGAGGAGACCGGCGGAGATCAGGTGGGCGATGATCACCGAGGCGGAGGATCTGATGATCGCTTCACAGGTGTCCTCCTGCATTTGGATCGTGTCCTCCTGCATTTGGATCGTGTCCTCGGGCATGTCGCCGTTGGCCTTCATCATCGAGTTGACGATCTTGGCGGAAATGGCGGCGAGCTGATTGATGTAGGGCGACAGGACGATGCATGGAAGCGTCCGCAGATGACTTTCGGCGTGTTCCATCTCGGCGACGTCGTCACTGCCGAACGGGATGCCCATACGGCCGAAATCCTCGCGGATGCTCTCCTCGTTGTGCGGGAGCAGATCCCACAACATCCGGCGAGTGAGCATCAGTTGGGCATCAACGGTCACTTCGCTTCACTCCATCTGTCGACGCTCTTGACGTCGGCGGCTAGTTTTACTTTCAAATACTTTTGGATGCCCTCACCGAGCATCGCCTCCTGAAGAATCCTCTTTCCATCGTCCACCAAATCGGCCGGACAAAGGGAACCCAGCTCGTCATGGACGGTGAGGATCATTTTCATTCCCGGTACTTCGGGCAACCGGCGATGCAGTCGGATCATCGCAAGCTTGATGAGATCGGCCTGGCCGCCCTGAATAAGACTGTTGAAGGCTTGACGTTCGGCCTTCTTTCGCACTCCGGTGCTCTGGGCGAATATCGTCGGCAGTCGGCGCTTCCGGCCCAGGAGCGTACGGATGTGTGGTGGTCTCCGGGACCGGCAGGTCTCGATGACGCGATCTTTCAGCTCATAGATTTCCGGGAATTCCCGCTCATGGAGCTTCCCGAATCGCGTGGCGTCCTTCACGCTGATGTGCGCCATACCTGCGACCGTTTCGTCACCGGCTCCGTACCCGATCGCGAAGTTGATTCCCTTGCCCACACCGCGCATTTCCGACGTGACGTCTTCAGGCGCGACACCGAAGATGGCCGACGCGGTGGTGGTGTGCGGATCGATCCCTTGCAGGAAGCCGTCGAGCAGCCGACCGGGTTTGGCGTAGTGCGCCATGATCCGCAGTTCGATCTGGTCATAGTCGGCGATCAGGAGCTTGTAGCCGGGGTCGGCGACGAACAGCTCGCGGATCAGCTTGCCCGCCTCGGTACGGGTGGGGATGTTCTGGAGATTGGGTTCCCGGCAGGAGAATCGGCCGCTGACCGTGCCGTACTGCACGAATTCGGCATGGAGGCGTCCGTCGAGGACGACGGGGAGCTTTCCCTCGGCCTCGTTTCCGAGATAGCTGCGAACGTAGGTGTTAAGGAGCTTGCTGACGTCCTGGTATTCGCCGAGGCTGCCGACGACGGGGTTGTTCTGATAAGGGGCCAGCGCCTCAGAGCTGGTGGAGAAGTCGTAATGGGTGAGTTTGTCGCCGCGCTTTTTTCTGCTTTCGCCGCCTTCGGTGAGAACTTTTCCACGTAGGCCTTGACCTCCCTTTGATTTGGGGAGGTAGAGGATCTCTTGCTTTTGTTTTACCGAGCCGATATTAAATCGTTTTCCGGCTGCCCGGTAAAGCTGGGCTTCCAGTCCGACCAGTTTTTCCGAGAGAACCGTCTCCAGCTCGCCGAGTCTGGTCATGTCGATCGGCGCACCGGTGATGCGCATGTCGACAAGAACTTCGATCAGGTCGGATTCGAGGCGATGGACGTTCTCGATTCCGTCCTCTTCGATTAGCGGGAGAAACCGGTTGCGAAGCAGCCAGGTGTATTTGGCGTCGAGGTAGTTATACCTCGCCACTTTCGAGAAGGGGAATTTCTCTACCTGTTTGCCGATGTTCTCTTGGTCATAATCAAGGCCGTAGTATCGTTTGACGAGATCTTTCAGGCCTTTTGATTTGATGTTCTCGTTCAGCAGCCACTGTGAGACGATCGGGTCGGTGAACGGGGGTACCGGGGCTTGGCCGATGTATTTGACGACCGCGACATTGTCGTAAGTCGCATTGAATGCGCCTTTAATTATGTACGGGTCGAGGAACAAGGGCTTGAGTATGTCCCAGGCCTGACTCGGTCTTAGCTGAATCGGCGGCTCATCCCAGACAGGCGTCTTGTAGAACCGGATCTTTCCGTTCTTATCGGTTCGGGGCTCCTTTTTCTCGCCGATGATGTTGTCGCCGATCGGATGCCCTAGTGGAACGACAACGGTTCTCCCGTAGGTGGCCAGTCCGATCCATGTGACGTTGCATTTAAGGGGGACTCTCCGATATTTTCCATCCGCCTCTACGTCGAATACGAATGCGTCTTGTTCGCGGATGTAATCGACTTCTCGCTGGAGCCGGTCAGCGTCGAGGATGACGTTGTTTGAAATCACGTAACGTTCCCGGGAATGGCCTGGCCCCCGCCCGGTGCAAGGGGGTCAGTGGCAGACGGGGGCCAGGTGCTTTGATCGGATCGAAAATCGATCTCGATGTCTTTTATGCGGCCTCGTCCAGAATTTCGCTGGCGAGGTCGGCGAGTTCATCCCGGGAATTGATCTGGATGAATGTTTCGTCGTGAAGCTCGTCGCCCAGTTCATCGAGTGCGTCGTAGGCGGCATCGATATCAAGGCCCCAGTCCTCTTCCAGATCCCGCTCTTTGACGGGAACCAGCGAGTAGGAGGTCTTGGATCCCTTGCCACTTCGTGAGACGGCCCAAAAGAGATCCTCACGATCTAGCGGTGAGGTCTTCTTGTCGAGCGAGAACTGTTCGATGACCTGAGCGAGCCGACTTCCAACGCTCCAGACCTTGACCTCCGGCTTGTCCGGATCGGAGTAGTCAAGAACGTTGAAGCAAACCTTCAGCGCCGGGGAGTCGGCAAGGTCATCACACAAAGGGCAATCATCACCCAAACACGTGAATGACTTCTTTCCCTCGGCCTCATCGAGCCAGTGCTGGCGGTAGGTGAAGAAGGGGACGGGTTCGAGGAACTTGACGATCACGGCCTCATCGGTCGGGCGGAACGTTTCGGGGAAACCGCCCATCTCGGACCGGGCCTTTTGGTAGGCTGCCCATCCTCGGCCGAATGCTGCGCTCGTGGTGTTCTGGCTGGGGGCACGGCTGCGGTCCCGGCGGGCCGGTCGGCCTCTCTTGTCCGGCTCGGGTACGTCCCGAGCAGTTCGGGAGGTCCGGAACCGAGGACGAGGCTCTGGCTGGTCGTCGTCGCGTGTGGCTGCACGTCGGCGGCGGACCGGACTCGGCTCGCGGGGACCGTAGTCCTCATCAGGGTCGGGATCCCGGCGTCGCCGGGGAATCGTACGGGGCACTAACTAGCTTCCCTTCTTCGGTATTTCCAATTCGTGAACGTAGGAATCATCGCTGGTGGTCAGATTCCGCGCCGCATCCAGTTCATCATTCGTGGCATTGGCGACAAGATCGTCCAGATAACTGGTGATTTCGTCATCGCTCGGCGTCTTATCGAAATCGGTATCCGTGTCCAGCGTGACTTCAGCACTGACCTCGATGTGTTCGTAATTTCCGAGGTTGATCCAGTGAAGAACCCGCTTGGTGATCTTCATCAGGCTGCCGCTGTCTCTAGCTCTTGACGAAAGAGCGCGATAACACGCTCCGTGAAGTTCGTCTCCCTTATCTGACGGACCCGCTGTCCCTTTCTCGGTCGATAGGGATCGAGGAGAATTCCTTCATCGGCCGCTATTTGAACGATTCCTACCACCTGCTCTGCGGTGTAGAGGCGACGCCGTCCTCGCTTGTTCTCGACCTTCCTTCCCAGATCGTCGGTTACCGGTTCGCCGCCAGGGCCGAGAATGTATGCGTTGACCACGAATTGAGAGGCCGGGAGAATTCCCTCGCGTTCCCATTTCCTGACGGTCACTACCTGACGCCCCAGAGCCTTCGCCAATTCGCCGATGGTGTAGAATTCACGTTCCACACCTTTGGCGAGATAACGCCGGGGCTTTAGTCCGATGAGAATGTTCTCCTTAGAGGGGATGATCATCGGTTATCACGCGGCCTTCAGAGCGTAGGTCTCGGATTTGGTGAACATGTATTCGATGTCGCCGTCACTCAGCCGGTCCTCCTGATAGAGGACGTAAATCCGGTCTTGCGACAGACGCTTTACGACCTCAACGGCCTCGTCGTAAAGGCCCTTTTCGCGAAGGCGCTCTTCCGCCTTTTCCTCGTCCAGATAGGTCGAGGTGCGAACCTCACGCTTTATCGCACTGTAAGTCTTTTCACCAATTTTGATCGGCTCATCGAAGTCGAAATAGCGGTGGCCACTGGAGTCGGGCTCACCCTCATTTTCAACAATGTCGAGCAGCGACTTGCGAAGCCGCTTGGCGCGCTGATCGACAATGGTGATCTCCGCTTTAAGCGTGAGCCATTGTGCGGCGATATCTCGTGTCCGTCCCTGTGGCGAGACGGAGATGATCCGGGCCATGTCACCCCCTGGCCGTTGGTCGGTGGATCATGTAACACGCAGCCTAACCTGGTAGTTCTAGCGGATGCAAGCTTCCTAGTTGGTGGGTTTGAAACTAGTTATGCTGCGTTAGAGCTTCCACCCTGAGAGTCGCCTGGAGGTTTGCGGTCAGTGACTGAACGGTGTTCCCAACGTCACTCTCCGTGCCGTCCAGAGTGGCGGCGGCGACGCGGCCCTCATGCCGGAGCGTGTCCCGGCGACGCTCTTCGACGGTCCCGGCCATGATCACGTCGACCACGTGCACACTGGCGTGCCGGGAGGCCGCCCGCACATGCCGCCGGTTGATCTGACTCTGGCGGCCATGACTGAGCGCCAGGTCGTAGTTGATCAGCCAGTTGGCCATCGGCAGGTCCAGTCCGTACGCGCCAGCATGACTCGACAGCAAGAGCCGCACGTTCGGATCCCGGCCGAAAAGCGTGGTGCTAGCTGCACGTTCGGCCGTCGTCATCTGTCCGTGGTAAAGCGTGCTGCGGTACTCATGGAACGCCTCGGCCAAAAACGGAAGCATCTCCCGATAGCCGGTGAAAATGATGACCTTGGCGTCCGGGTCCTCGTCCAGGAGCAGCCGGACATGACCGGCGACAGCGCTGAGCTTGGGGCTGTACTCCAGCCCGTCGAGTAGGCCGGAGGCCACGGTTTCGGCCGCGTACCGCGATCCCGGCCAGGTCGCCTTTCGTACTCCAGCGGCCTGCTGTCGCTGTGACTCGGCGTAGGCGGCTGCGGAACGCCTAAGTAGCTCAGGGTGATCAAGATACATCTGAAGCGCCTGCTGGCGGGCGGCGATCCGTCCATTAGCGCCACTGTCCTCAGTGCCCGAATAATGCGCCCATAGATCCCAGTTACCGGCTGTCGGTGGGTTCTCCATCAATTCCCAGTACAGATCCCGCGCAAGATGCTGATAGACCCTTGCTGTTGCGCCGTCAAGGTTCACTCGCCACGTATGCTCACGCAGATCCGGCATGTAGGGTGCGACTTCCGGATCGGTGGTTCGGATCCGCGCCATGACGGGCTGGAGCTTCTTGTGCAATACGTCGAGATTCTTATACCGGAGCACGCTCCCCCACTTGTTACGGACGATGAAGGCCTTATCGAACATCTCTGCGTTCCCCAGGACCGTGTCATCGACCCATTCCATGATGGAGAAGACATCTTCTGGCCGTTTCTCCACAGCGGTACCGCTAAGGGCCATACGGTGACTCGCGGAAAGCTGCTTGATGGCCTGGGTGCGGTCGGCCTTGAAGTTCTTGATGGCCGAGGCTTCGTCAAGGACGATCAGACCCGCCGGAAACTGCGATACATCGACCCAGTCCGACAGCACCTGGTCGTAGCTGACGACAACGTATTCCGGTGGCGCGGCCAAGATCTTCTCGCACTGCTTCTCGCGCTGTGTGGCGTTCCCGCGCAGCACGACGCAGTACTCATCGGTCGGGACGGTGATCTCCTCGGATTTCACCGTCATGGTGCGTACGTCGACATGATCACACCAGGTGGCGAGCTGCTGCGCCCATTGCAGTTGTAGCGCAGCGGGACAAACGATCAGGCACATGTCGATTTTCCCGGAGCCGAACAGCTCTTCGGCACAGGCGATCGACATCGCCGTCTTGCCGGTCCCCATGTCGGCGGCCAATAGCAGATTCCCGCGCTCAAGGAACTTGTCCACGATTTTGTTCTGATACGGGTAGAGGTCCTTAGTGAGCATAGAGTCCCTTGAGCATGCGCAACGCGGAGATCGACGGCAGCGCCGTATGGAGAGCTTCCTCTATGGCATTGTCCTCCATCTCTCCCGGGTCCTTTGAACGATCGACGTAGTTGAACAGCCTGATCGGTATGCGATCCGCGTAGTTCTCGATGATATGGATGGCGACCCGGCATCCGTCGCGATCGACAAACGGATTGTCCAGCGCGAGGATCAGACGATCGGCTACATCAATGATCAGCTCCATCTGCGTTGAGGACACCTTCGCGCCATAAGAGGACAATCCGCCGGACGTGCCTGCGGTGTATATGCGTGCGGTGTCCAGCGGAGATTCGACCAGCACGGCCGTACCTCCGTAGAACTGCTGGAGTCCGAAGAGCGTCTGGGATTTGCGGACCGCTTGAGCCGGGAGGTTCCGGAACCATCGCTCGTTCTTCTCCTGCCAGCCCCACAGCTCCCCGCTGTAGGGGTCGCGGATCGGTGTGATCCACATGCGTCGGTCCGGGTCCCACAAGACGCCGTAGTGCTCGCATGCCTCGGCGCTGAGAGCACGCGTGCGGAGCGCGGATTCCGGGGGTGGAGTGAACAGCGCCAGCGCGGCCTCGGTCAGTTCTGGGCGCTTGTCAGCGCGCTTTTCACCGCTTGTGAGGCGACGGCGGACCCATTCGATCGATCCACGTGCCCGGACCCAGGCGACCGCCTCATCTCGCCGAAGCCGCAACACATAGCAGACCAGGTGGACAAAGGACCCGCTGAAACCACATGAAAAGCAGTTGTGCTCCCCGGTGCTGGTGTTACAGGACCAGGAAGGGTGCCGGTCGGCCTTGCCGGTGAGTTCACGGTGCGCCGGGCAGTGACCGGTCGCCTCATCCTCGATGACGCGGTCGATCGCGACGCCGAGTTCAGTGAGCGCTGAAAGGACATCCCCGGGGACCGGGGTTTCGAGCGTCGCCCATCCTTTAGAACCCGGACGCTTGTGAGTACTCGTCTTCGGTCGCCTCGAACGGATTGTCATCGAGTTCCTCCACGAGTCCCCTGTTCCAGTCCCTGCGGACGTACAGGTCCATCGGCGGGCAGTTCCGGGAGCCGAGGATCCTCACGTTGGCGATGAGCTTGTCCTTTGTGCGCTCGATTCCCAAAACGATGTCGCTGTCTTGCATAAAGGAGCTTGAGTATCCGATGGAGCCGGTGGTCAGTTTCTGACCGCGTGCCTTCCACTCCAGCGCTTGGGTGGATACCACAATGGGCAGGTCGACGCTTATCGCTAGCCGTTTCAAGCCTCTGGTGATGTTGGTGAGGGCCTGCGGGCTGCCGTTCGGCTCCCCCTCTTCGTCCTGCATGAAATACACGCCGTCGAGGAATACGATGTCCGGCTCGTATGTCTCGATCTTTCCCAGAATGCCGGTGATCGTGGTGGTGGACGCCGAGTCCGCACTGAAATAAAAGTCCGGGAGCGCCTCGACCTGATTGACGGTCCGGCGGAGTTTCTTCCATTCGGCGCTGGTGAGCCGTCCGGTGCGGAGCTTGGTCGGGTTCAGTCCTGCCCTGAAGGCATCGTGACGTTCCTCTTGCTCGAAATTGGACATTTCAAAGCCCACGAACAGAGGGCGGAATCCCGAGGCGTGGGCGCAGATCGCCGAGTGAAGCAAGGTGATGGACTTACCGGCTTTGGGCAGGCCGACCCAGGTGACGAGCTGTCCCTTCTGCCAGCCCTGGGTCGCCTCATCAATGGCGATGAATCCTGTGGGGATTCCGCTGAGTCGCCCGTCCAGTGCCTTGTAGGACAGGTAGCGCTCGATGCGGTCCGGGCCGGTCGTGGTGACGTTGGTGTCCCGGGAGTTCGGGATGTCGGTGGCCAGCTCGTTGAGAGCATGGGAGAGCGCGGCCTGGGCGGCGGCCAGATCTTCGGCGTCGTGGGCTTCCAGGGCCTCGGTAAGGCCGCCTTGGATGATGGCCAGGCCATGCCGGTGCCGGACGCGGTCGATCAGCAGCGCCATCGGCTCTTCGACCTCCACGAACTTGTAGTTCGGGTAGTCGGTGCGCATGACGCCGATGGTGGGGACCTCACCGTAGTCGGCGCGGTGCCGGACGAGGGTTTCCCAGACGCGCCGGTTGGTGGGGTCCAGGAAGAACCGGGCGGAGATCCCGGCGTCGACCGGGGCGGTCAGGTCACTGTCTTGGATCGTCCGGGAGATCAGGTACCGTTCAGCATCCATCAGGTGCCGATCACGTACGGGTCACCAGGGTTGACGATGACACCTTTGCCCCGGGGATAGAGCAGGCGGTGCTCCGGGTTGGCGTCATAGACGGCCTTGACGTAGGGCCGGTGGACCAGCTCCCGGGCGAACAGTCCGGGGGCGGGGAAGGATTCGAGGCGAGCGAGCGGAATGTGCTCGGTCTCCATTCGCTCTTCGAGTTCCTCTGCGAGTTCGGGAGGCAGGAACGTCACGCCCTCGATCCTGACGTTTCTACGCCAGACGATGTCGAGCAGAATGTGCGTTACCAGTTCGTCGTGGAGGAAGCAGGCGGCGGCTTTGCGCCACTTCTTGGTATTGACTGCCCTGTCGAATGCCCGGCGGGTCTTGATGTCCGGGAGCAGGCCGACGAGTCCTTCGTAGACGATGATGATCACTGGGGAGATCTCGTTTGAGATGTCGCCGTTTTGCATCAGCTACGCCGGTCCCTGCCGACCATGACGATGAGCGTAAACGCCTCGTCCAGAAACGAGTACATCGCCGAGCCGTAGATCTTGCGCCATTCATCCATTCCGAGGTTGGAGTTGATGATGGTGGGCTTGCCGTTGTTGTGCCGGTTGCGGATCAGGCGGTCGAACTCATCCACGGCGGCATCACTTGGGGTCTGGTGTTCCTTGCCGACGTCGTCCAGGATGATCAGCGGGCGGTTCTGTACCTGGTCCAGGCTTCGCTGGATTTGCCAGAATCGGGTGCCCGCCTCTTCGTCGCCCTTTTCCGCGAGCTTGCTGAATTTGATCTGCTCGACCCGGGCGTGTGTGTAGTCGGCCATGGTGGCGAACCTGATGTTCGCCTTGTGCTGGCGGTGTGCCTCCATCGCGGTGACCGCCGACAGCACGGTCTTGCCGACGCCGGGGTTTCCGAAGAACGCCAGCCCCTTGCCGACGACGGGGGTGCCGTAGGCGGTCCGGGCCGGATAGTTCGTGACGAACTGCTGGGCGTAGTGCAGGGCCGCTGTGCCGGTCGGGTGCTCGGGGTGGTAGTCATCGAACCGCAGGCCCCAGCATTTGCGTGGGATCCATGCGTTCTCCCAGCGGGATACGGGGATGTCATCGCTTTTGGTAACGGGAAATGTCGTCGCCATCTGCATCACCAGGCTTCTTCTTCCAGTATTCGGGGCTGTCACCGTCCGAACGCTGGAGATCGCTCTCGGCCTTCTCTACGGACTTGATCAGCATGAATCGTTTCGCCAGGAAATCGATCCAAGGAGCCTTGCCTTCAGTCCAGTAGCCGGGGACTGCGGTGTAGGCGTCGATCATTGCTCGGATCTTATCCGGGTCCATGCCCGAGTCAATCCACCGTTTGAAGGCCCCTGCGAGGGCCTGGTGATTAGTAATGTCCCCCTTTCCTCTCCACTGGACTACACGACTAGATTCCCGGCTCCAGTAAAGTGCAAGCCCAATTCCGGTGTCCTGGCCGGGATTTCGCCTCTGCGACGCCGAGTGTGATCTAGGTCTCACTTCGTTCGTGGTCTCGTCCAGGCCGACGATCTTCGCCGGGTCCCGGTCTGCTTCGGCGGCCAGTTCAGCCTCGGCTTGCTGCCGGTTGCGCCGGTAGTTACTACGCCCGGTCGGGCGTTCCGAATACAGATACGTAGTATCTGTATGAGGATTGTTGTTAGTACTTGTATTGGGTCTCATTTTGAGACGGGTCTCATTTTGAGACGGGTCAGACGTAGCAACTACAGAGTTGTCACCTTTGGCAGGGGTCTCATTTTGAGACGGGTCCGCATCCGTAAGCGCCTGCTTCCAGTCCGTGACCGGTCGTATGCGCCGCACGACGGAGTTGTAGTGGCGGGCCTCCGGAGGCTGCTCGGCTTCGGGTACTTCCTCGATGATGTTCATTGCAGTCAGTTTGCTCAGGGAGCGGAAGACTGTAGCGCGGCCCATGCGCGTGTTCATTGCGAGGGTGTCAATGGACTCCCATGTCATGCGGTGCTGCTCGCCAGCCGAATCCGCCAGCCGCAGCAGCAATACCAGAGCGTTGCCTGAGACCGGCGCGTATTTCCAGACCTCGGTTTGTATTCTTATCGACATCGTGTATAGTTCCTTATGTCGTCCTCGCTCATGGCGATTTCCCAATAGAAAGGCCCCCGTCTTAAGCTTTCAGACGGGGGCCTTTCTGAGATTTTTCAGCTCCAGTCCTGCGGGCCGTATTTGCTTTCGATCTCCGCAAGCGTCATGTTCTTTGGCTCCTCACCCTTTCGGGGGCGTCCACGACGTGCCTTGCGAACCGTCCTGTCGGCGTCATTGACGTAGACGGCGATCTTCTCAGCCGATTTATCTGATGCTGAGACCTCTCGAAGGAACGCCCCGACCTCCTTGGTGAGGCGGGACTCTCGTTCGAGGAAGCCGTCGATCTTGAGCTGGTACTCAAAGGTCCGCGCCAGCAGCTCGACGGCCCTCTTGAGCCGGTCACCCTCCTGCCCGGCATCGGCAGGCTCCGGGGCGCTCTCAGGCTCGCTCAGAGGCTTCTCCTCGGCCTCCAATGACTTCGCCTGTTTCCGGCCACGCCCCCTGCGTTCACGCGGCTTCTCCGGCTCCGGAGCGGGCTCCGCCGGGGCCTGGGTCAGAAGGTCTTCAAGCCCTTGGGACAGATCCTCCGGGATGATCTTGGCCTTGTGAGCGGACATGAACAGCTCGTCCGTAACAGCGTCCGGTGCCTCATCCTGTGGCCCCCACGACAGCACAAGATGAGTGTCGTGGTTCTTTGCCGCCGCGTCGGTGAGCACCTTGATCGCGGTAGTGACCACAGCGCCCGGCTCTACGACCCGGACCCCCTTCGCCTCCTCATAGATGTAGCCCAGGTCTTCCGTTGGCTCGCGGTTATCGGTGATTATCGAGAAAGGCAGACCCATGTCGCCGACGAGCCAATCAACGATGTGCTCCGTCGTGTCGCCGCAACTGTCGATCGTCGTCACCAGATAGAGCATGACGTCCTTGGGCGTGGGGGGATCGGCCGCGTCGCCTACCCAGTCGCTGAGTAGATCCTTGATGTTGTTCGGGGTCGTTTCTCCGGTTCCTGCCAGCACGACGGTGGCCGGGTAGGTGAGGTTGGTCAAGCGTACTCCTCCGTTGTCAAGACCTTGCAGCGCAGAACGTACCTTACGTCTCGGGAGTAACGGTAGTCCTGCTGAACCTCACCTTCCGGGTAGGTCGGGTACGCGGCGACCCACCGACGCGGGCGGTACCCGGGCCGTGCGCCTGCCCGTCCGGCGCAACGTGATCGGCTCAGGAGTGTCGGCGGCGGCCAGGGTGTGCAGCAGGGCGACGACGGCGGTGACCGCCAGCACAACCAGGATCCGGTGCTGTACATACGTGAGCCCGTAGACCAGTGCCGCGACGCACACCGGCTGGAGCCAGGCGGGCACCCGCAGCGGGAGCACCATGAGGAAGGTCTCCCACGTGATCCACGCCGCGAGGCCCGTGATGATCAGAGCGGTCACACGGCCGAGCCCGGACCATCGTTCAGCGGGAACTGAGTCATGGGAGGCTGCGGATCTCCGGCAGGCGGCGTCACGACCGTGGCCGGAAGAGGCTCACCACTCGGCACCCCGGCCGAAGGCGGAGGGGTGGGGTCCTTGACTCCCCGCTTGGCCAGCGCCGCCGCCAGGCCGCTCGGCAGCCACGCCCCCTTGTGCGTGGCCACGGCCACCGCCCAGCCGACCAGCACCGTCCACACCGCCTCCTGCCAGTGCACGTTGGTGGCGGGATCCACCAGCGTGGTCACCACACCGGTTACAGCCGTGAGCCCGGCCAGCGCCGTCGTCTTGACAGGTGAAGGCCAGCTCTCCTTGGTGACGAACGCCACCACGAGAGGCAGGAACGCCGAAAGGGTAATTCCCACGAGCTGACTCGTGTCGAATCCGAACATTGCTTTCCTTACTGGGTGTAGGGGACGGCATACACCGGCTCTGCCGACGTAATACCCATAGGATTATTCTGCTGGACGACTTGGGAAACTAGGTATTGCTTGAACCGCCGCCCCTGATACCAGTACGAACGCGACTCCCCGGCGACACCTCCGGCCTCCCACAAATAGTCAAAGCCGAAAGAGCCGTCGAAATAATCGAGGAGAAGCGTGTTCTCCTCTATAAGAACGCCATCGATCCAGAAGTTGCCAGAGGTTTGCCCCGGAGCGAGAGCCCCGGTGAATCTGATGTGGTCACGAGAGGTATCGGCGTCGAAACTGAACGAGAGACGAACCCAGTCCTCGCCAGGTTGAGCCGAAGCGAAAGACGAGTAACTCACGGAGTTCGCGTCGGATGCCGCCGAAAGGAACAGGTCGCTAAGACCCGTCCCCATCTTAATGTAGGCGGAGACCGTGTAGGTGCGGCCCGCGATCAGGTTGTCGATGTCATGTTGGACGTAGCCGTTATTGACTCTGATCGAGACAGCACCTGATGTCGTGCCGAATCGTGCGGGGGTGGTCGTGTCCCGAGTCAATGTCGCGGAGGACAGCATCGACCAGTAGTTCGTTGATGATGCGAACCCAGGATTCTTGGCGAAGTTCAGCCGGGTCGGTTTCACCGTGGTCGTGATCTGCCGTGGCGTGACATACGCGGTCGGCCCGATGGCAATTTGTGAGTTTATCGGATATACCGCGAGCTGCACCATGTGGAGATAGTGCCAGTCACCTGAGGCCATGGTGCCGTAGTGCATACCGACCGCAGCGTAGGCGGCATTAGCCGGTGGGACGGCCAGCATCCAATGTCGCGTCCACGGCTGCTGATACCCACCGTCATTGGTACCCGCATTCGAGGCGACACAGTACGAGACCACCGGATCGGGGTCGGTAGACCGATACATGGCGAAGTTGTCGAAGACCGCCGCCGGAGTACCTGACAGGACCGTGAGCGTACCTGCGCTCTGCGACACTCCAGAGACCGCGAGGGGCACTGGAATCTGCGGCGAATAGATAACCAGATCGCCGGAAGACGCCGCGTCTCCATCCTCGATGAGCGGAAATCGCACATCGCGGGTCGAGGTGGAGGCGTTCGGGTCACCCGTCCAGACGCAACCGTACTGGTCCCCGTCACAGTATTCGGTGACAGTCGCTTTCGGTTCTAGCTGAACCGCGTCAATATTGAACGTGACGGCATTGGCGGCCAGCGTCACGATGTTGGCATAAATGCTCGCCGTACCCACTGGCGCTGAGATTCCCTGTACCGTGTACCGCGCCCATCCCTGGGCAAGCGTCACGGTCGGGGAGAGTACGACGACGCCACCTGGATTGATCGCGATGACGATACGCACGTCGACCGGAGTCTGGGCGTCGGCATAGAAACTAAAACTGTAGGTTCCCGGCCCCTGACTGACCTGGGCCGTGGAAAATCCTTGTCCCGCCGCGCTCCCGTCTGTGGTCACCACCATCGAGCAGTTGCCGAACATGCTGTTCTCGACGTCCTGGGCGAGCACCGTGAACCCGATCGCCGTGTATCCGGTGAGGTCATCCTCAAAGCTCGGATTGGTGACGAGGTTAGTGGTGTATGGGGCCATCATTCCACCACGATTCCGTGCTTAGGCACGCTCGTATTGAAAAACGTCGAATCGGTGTAGGTCAGAACCTGCACGCCGTTGCGGTAAACCGTGTAGATGTTTCCGCTCAAGCTGACCGTGAGCCGGTCGCCGTCAACACAGGAAGAAGAATAAGTGCCGACAGTTGTGAGGGTGCCCGCCTGCCTCTTTGCCAAAGAGGAACGTGTCGCCCGCCAGTAGTTGTTGACGTCGGTATACCTGAGGATCAGACCCTGTGACATTCCAGCGGTCGGGCTTGTCGTCAAGGTGACGGACACCTGACAGTTCGCGTCGTTATTGCTTCCATTGATCACTGCGATGGAGCGGACTGCTGGATCAGTCGGCCTGATTGTTCCGCCGTTGAATCCATCAATCGTCCACGAACCGGCCGGTGCCGACCAGCTATAGGCACCGACTTCCGGCGTGTGCGAGGTCAACGTCGTTCCAGCGTTCGGAGAGAACCGGTCGTAGCACAGGTTCCCGGCCGATCGCCCCTCTAGCTTGACGATCAAAGTGCCCGTCTGGTCATACCACTCGATGAACGGCCAGACAGGACACGCTGCCGTTGTCGCGTACGTCCACGCCGAATGCGTGTATCCGCTGAGCATGAGCTGCACGCGCCCGTCTTTGCCGACGCATGCCCATTCATCGGTCGGTGGATCGTAGGCGGTCGGTGGCACGACGCCCTTCGACGCCCTCAGCGCCTGATAGACCCGGCCGCCGAACATCACCAGGTCTGCTGGGAGGTATTCAACTGTGGGCGTCCACGTCAGGAACGGTGAAGGCACCGGAATGCCGTCCCCGATGACCTGACCACGATCCATGGTGGTCTGCCCGGACAGCCGGGAGACCGACCGCGCGATCAGGTCAAGTGTCTGACCGGTCCCCTTATTGAAGATCACCAGTGATGCGTTCGCGTATAGCTGACCATCGATCGGGTTCGGAATGCCCTCCCCCATGATGATCGACCCCGGCGGGACCGTGAAAGTCGGTGAGTACACTTCCCACGTGTATTGGCCGCCAGTGGCCGGGTTCAACGCGAAGTTTGTCTGGATCTCGTTCCTGAAGGTCCACCAGGTATTGTCGGTGTTGCTGCCTGATGGTGCTTGAGCGGCACCATAGGCACCGCCGGTTTTTGCCATGTACCAGTTCTTTGTGTACCGGACTGTCTCACCGACCGCGTAGTTGATGGATGGATCCCAGGTGGGATAGGCCGGATGTGCGAACTGAGCTTGGTCATCAGAGAGCAGCAGGTTCCGGGCCACTTGGATGTCGGCGTCCCATCCCGATACCGCTCTGATCCACCCAGCGAGCCCAGCGGGCTGAGACTTTTCCTGATAAAGCGTCGTGATGCTCTGCACGAGATGACGCAGACGCACTGCTTCGATAGCGGTTCCAGGACGATACCCAAGCTGCTTCGCGAGTGCACTCAAGTCGGCTTGAGCGTTCCTCATAGGATCGTTGATATAGGCCAGTGACTCATACAGAGTCCGTTGATTATCCAGCCCCCAGGCGAAGACCTTCAGCCAGTCTTGCAGATCCTGATTCTCGCTCGTGGACGCCAGCGCGGACAGCTCGGGACCGACATATTTGTAGTACTTCGGAATGCGATCGTATATCCAGTCGTACGAGCCCTTATCGTCAGTGACGAGACACGATGTGATTCCCGCGCGAATCCAGGAGGTCCCGGTTTGCAGGAAGATCGCGTAATAGACGAACCTTCCCGGCTTGACGTTGGCGTCGGTCCAAGAACCGGGAGATAGATGGAGACCGTCGTAAAGCCTCTCTCCGTCGTCTTCCCGAATCGGGTAGCCGTTCCAATTCCGTAGAAGCCGGAATCCCGTCCAGTTCCCCCCAGGTCGCCCCCACGTCAAATGCACGCGCGTGTAATCGATTGACGACGAGACGAACGGCGAGACCGAAAACTCGACTGAGGTCGCGGTCCCGTAAAAGCTCAGGCCGTAGTAATCAATTCCGTAGATAGCCACAACGGCCGCACCTTAGTACTGCGTAGTCGAGGTGAAATACGAGGCGGGCCTCTTCATGAGCAGTGCGGTCATCTCCAAGTGCCTGCACGTTAGGGTATGCCCCGATGTTTGATATAGCCCGACCTGTACCCGCGTCGTCTCGGGAACTCTTGCGAAATATGTGATGTGCTGCCCCATGGGTGTACCGATCGCCGAACTGGCGAGCCGCGTATCACGCAGCATTTCCGATCCGTCGAAGCTGATGGTGAATACCCGGTAGCCAGACGAGTTCACATCCCATTCGCCATTAACATGAATGAGCCACCAGCTTTCGTCTTTGGTCGTGAGTCCTGACGCTGATGCGTACCCGAAATGGTCCTCGGTAACTGACCAACTGGTCAGGGTTGCAAAGGACCGGGATGGCCTGCTGTATGACGACTTGGTCAAATAAATTGCGGGACTGCTGAGGTTCGCCTGCATCGCTTCCAGGCGATTCTTTACCGTCCCATAATCCACATGCCGACCCCGGTCCAGCCCATTATTCACCACCTGCGGGTCGGCACCCAACGTCGTTTCAACTGATGTGATCTCGGTCTGCACGTCATTCATATCGTTGGCGTACACGACGTTGAGCTGGTCCTGCTTGGTGGTAAACGTTTTGATCCCGGAGGGATATGTGGCCATTCCATGGCTCCTTTAGACCGCGCCGCCAGAGGCAGTGACGTTGAACGTGCCGTACGCCGGTATCTCATAAGTGCGCATCAAGACATCGGCCGTACCGGTCTGCGCCGCGTCGCTGCGGGCCATCATCGGGATGTACAGATAGGCCACACCGGAAATGCCTTGGAGGGCCGCGTAGACTTGCGACAGCGATATGCGCTGGCCGAAATTAACGTTGGCCGGAGAAAAGAAGTTCTGTAGTGCCGCGATAACGCTGGACAGCACGGCGGATTGGGAGTATCGGTCCAGCACAAAGAGTTGACACGGCGTTCCAGACGTACCGAAGTTCACCGGGATGACGTTCGCCGCCGACACCGTAAGCGACACTCCGGCGAGCATCCGGGTTGAGAAGAAGGCTCTCACGGCCGCGATCAACGGCGATGTGGGAGCCGTACCGCCGGGACCGGTGATATACATCGTGACCGAGGTGTAGTGCGTGGCCACCGCCGAGGCTTTTGTGACGCCGGGCACGGACAATGCCATGTCGTTGAAGTCCTGTATGGTCACGGCTCTTTGCTGAGTGCGAAAGGACAATGGAGCGTTCGCCCGTATCGAGTCATTCGATTCAGGGTCCGCTCCGCCGACCATCGCCGATGATTGGTAAACACCGTTGGCATCCTGCTGGATCTGTATACCGTTCACGTCGTCGCTGGCGAACGTCGTCACGCTCCCGGCCGGGATGTTGCCGATCACGCCTCCGCCGATTCGGTAGGTCGCGTAGATGTCAAGGCCGAGGGTCGGGATCGCTCCGTTGACTCCGTCTCCGAACTGAATCCAGGTCAGGCCGTTCGCATCGGTGAACGTGGTGTAGACCAGGTCGGTCGGTTGCGCGTCCACAAGGTAGGAGATATGCGTCCACGTCACGTTGTCGGTTGTGCTCTCGATGGTCACGGAGACCGTGCCGTCGATCACGCTGACATTCGGGAGCTGGTAGACCTGGCTGGGGTTGCCTGTTGACGTGGCTATCTTCACGTCCGACTGGGTCGCGCCCTGGACGACGTTCGCGGTCACGACGCCGCCGTTCGCCGGAACAAGGGCATCGGCGGACGTCTCGAAGATCAGGGGGGCGTCGATGGTGTTGATGAACGCCGTCGTGAGCTGGGTTCCAGCCGGTACGGTGACGGCCGGAGACGGGTTCGGCGTCACCAGCTTCACCGTCCCCGTCGATGGAATCGGACCGTGAGGGATATAGCCGAGAAGCTGGGCCAGATACAGCAGTGATAGTCGCTGCGTCGCAGTCGGAAGATAGGCTTCCATCCGAATGCGGTCGGCGTAGAACGCCTGAATGTCCGCCGCGTATGCGAACAACTCCACGAGGGTCATATCGAGTGAGCCCTCGGTACGGTTGGTCCATTTCGGCGCGACGACCGATGCATAATCGAGCAGGCTCTGCTTGACCGCGTAAAAATCACGGCCTGTATAGTCAACGGCTGGATCAGCCACGGCCATCCCGATCTCGATATAGGCGTTTATAGTTCGCCTTTTCAGGATAGGGCGCAGCTAATTCATACTGTTAGGACCACCAGGAACTCATCAGCGTACGCCCTCTATCACCGTGCCTCCAGGCCGGAGAATAGCCCGGTTAAGCGTGGACGGAAGCGACACCGAGCTAGTCTCATCCGTGCGCGCATACCTCACCTCGACGTCCGCGATTCCGGATCCGTCAGGTGTGGGTATCGGCGCGACGGCCGCGACCGAGACGTTAGGCTCCCAGACCGTCATCGCCTCGGCGATGTCATTGGATATCCTCGCGGCGACCATGGGGGTATCCGGCTCGAAAACCTGACTGCTGATTCCCGTGCCGTAATCAACGATGATGACCCGCTCCCCCGGGTCTGTCGCCACCAGCGACTTCACATGCTGAGTGATCTGCGCGTTCTGGTCACTCTCCATTGCGATAGAGCCATCGGAAAGGAATGTGAATGGGATCTTCGTTTCGATGGACACTCCAGGCACTGCCATAACGTATTTCCTCTCATCCGATCCTGGTCGCCATGACGAAGGAGCCGCTGGAAACTCTCGTCGCCGTAGTGGACGACGTCACCTGACCCCATTGGAGGCGTACGGTTCCCGCCGTGGTGGTATAAATGATTCCATCTTCCCGGATAGCCGTGGGATTCCCGTGGTCAACAGAATAGCTGGCAGTGACATTGAGCGTGCTCGGCTGTAGTCGCATTTTACTGTTACCACGGTTCGCAGCATCCGCAACTATCGAGGTTGGTCCGACACAGTGCTTAAAGCCAGTCGCCCCCGACGGCACACTCCAAGCGGTGACTATTCCGCCGTCCGGCCCGTTCGCAGCAACCACGAACTCCACGCGGTAAATGGCATTGGCGGCGACAGTGAAGAACAGGTCCGCGTCATTGTGCATGGCCGTGCTCGACGTCACGTTCTCGTCGTTGTTCTTGTAGACCATGATGACGTTGCCGACACCATCGGCGATCAGGTTCCCCGTGACGATGGTGTCGGTGGCCTGCAAGGTGATCGAATCGCTGCCGGTCGTACCGGGATTACTGCTTTTAAGGTCGATGGAGGAGACGCCCGTCGAGGGATATCCGTACGGCTTTGGTGAGCTGAGCACGAGCTGCCCATTGACCGAGTCCCCGAAGGGCGCGATTGAGGGCGCTGAATAGACCGGGTGCCTGACGTCCCCGCCGTCGAACGTCGCCCATACCGATGATCCAACGGGCGGCGGATTTTGATAGAAGGAGTGAGGTTTGGCCCACATGGATGTGGCGTCCCCCAGAACCTGCGGAACCTTCATCAGCACCCGGTTGGCCTTCATCGGATCATTGTTGTCGACAACGATCGCACGGTATGTCGCCGTCGCATTACCTAGGGCCATAGATCGTCCCCTCCAATACTCCGGCCCTCCACAGGCCGTCATTCGTCAGCGTGGGCGGCACAAGATTGGCTTTGCGTGTAACCGGGATGACGTCGCTGAATACCTGCGCGCCTTGCTGGTTGCGGGTGAGCGATAGCTTCGTGGTGAATCCGGTGACGTTTGAGGTGTAGACGGTGCCGGTCGGCTGCAAGGAATGCTCTGCGGAATCGATCAGCCATAGACCGGTGCTGTCGGCGTCGAGCATCCGGCCGCTCAGGTAGACCACCTGCCCCGGCTGGAGACGCACGTCGCCGAGAACCTGGGCGCTGGCGCTGACCCAGCCGGAGTTGACCCGCTGGGCGGCCATCAGAGCGTTCGTAGCGTCGGTGTAGGAGCCGAGCGGCCGGGGCATGTAGTTTTTGGTCAGTGTCGCGGCAGAGGAGCTTGCACGCGCCGACAGCAGGTTTCCGGACGGGTCGATGCCGTAGGCGGTCCGTGTGGCCTGGACTCCGGTGGCCGGGACGGCGCTCCCCTGGACGAGATTGAACTTCAAGATCCCGTCGTTCTTTCGGCCGTCCATCGCAAACGATGGGATCGTAGCGCCGAGCGGGGTCTGCAACAGCGACAAAGGGTCCAGGTAGTACACCACGCAGTTGTCGGCCCAGACACGGCGGCCGTCTTGTTGTCCGAGTTCGTTGATGAACGTGAAATCGCTTCCCTGCTGGGCTACATAGGTCCACACCTGGTTGGTCGCGTGAACAATGCTGGAGGCGTTGTTTCGCGTGGCGATTTCCCGAACGATGTATGAGTCAGTTATCCCCTGCCAGCCTTCGCTGGTCTCGTTGTTCATGCTGACCGACGTTCCGATCAGTACGTAAACGACCTGCGGAAGGCTGGACCGGTCGTCGGATACGACCTCATAGTGGTTGACGTACCCGTACCATACGGTCGTCGCACTCGGCGAACGTCCCCAGGTCATCCATACCGGTGCACCCTGAGAGAGCAGGGGTGCGGCTTTATATGTCTGCTGTGTCGTGACAATCGCGAGCGAATGCTTCCCGGTGCACAGCCGGATGTCGACGTTGATGATCGGCACCGTGACGTTCTGGGTCGGTGCGTTGAGCTGCGCGACGACGCGACGCTGGTCAGGCACTGGGAACTCGGATAATCGTGCCGACAGGTACCTCATACCAGTCAAGGATCTCAGGGTTCGCGCTCGCGATGATCCACCATTTAGACCCGTCGCCATAGTTCTCGAATGCGATTTCGTCTATTCCTTCGGCGGCGCTGATCTGATGGTAGGTGAAGTCGAATATCCATTCCTGTGCGGGGAGTGACGGTTCAATCGCGAGGCTGGTCGTACCGTTGCGATCGATCTTGACAATGCTGCTGTCCGCATAGCGCGAGGCGTTGCTCGCCATGTCACACCTCCTTCAGAATCGCGGGGGGATCTGCGATGGCAGGTTGCCGCCGACGCCACCGCCCGTGCTCGAACCGCTCGAACCCGAACCGCTTGAGCCGCTCGAACCGCTGGTGAGATCGACCTTCGCGCCTGGCGGCTGCAACAAGACACTGATGCCGACCGTGCAGCGGACGGGTGTCATGTCCTGCGTCCAGTGCGTGACTTCGATGCTCAGGTCGGTGATGTATCCGTAGAACAGCATTGATCCGACGCCGCCGAAGTGGAAATAGGCCGGGTTCGGGATCATGAAGCTTTGCGCGACGTTGTTGCTTCCACCTTTGATACCTGGGCCAGGTGTGATGCCGACGAATGAGCGGAACGCATCGATGTCAACGGTCACGCCCTTGGTTCCCACTGTACTGTGGGCGTATTTACTGTCCCATTTTTCGTAGGTGCGGTCGAATAGGAGTGAGAAGTTCATCGTGCCCTGGCCAAGGCCGATCGGCAGGCCCTGCGGACCGGTGAGGGTGTCGTTGTTCGGCGGGGGGCTTCCGTTGACCGCGTAATCAAGGTCCAGGACCGATGGGTTATACAGGAAACGCACTTGATAGGGCGTCCCGCTGTGTTTGATGGTCGCCTGCTTCGACTCTTCGATGTATCCCCGGCTGAGGCTCTTGGAGGAGCCGTCAGATGACAAGAACTTCACCGAATAGATTCGAGAGTCGAACGGCGGGTTAAGATACATTGTTCGTCACCCCAGTGGCGATTCGGTTATACAGATCCTCCTTGGAGAGCTGATCAGCGAACGCCGACGCGGCAGTGCGGGCGGCGTCTTGGGTCATCGCCCCCTGCACCTGGATGACCACCGAGCCCTGGCGGAAATGCAGTGCGACCGGGCCACCACCGTTCCCCTTCGCACGGTCGCTCGTGGTAGTCGCATACAGGGCGTCCTTAACCAGGACGTCGCGAATGAGTGACGCCTGCTTGGCGGGGATGACCATCTCGCCCTGATGAATTCGTGCGTTCTGGTCTTGGGTGATCTCCCACGCACCCTTGTCGTACCAGTGATGTTGCTGCCAGAACGACCACGCATGAACCGGGTCACCATAACGGCCCTTGATATAATTAAGGCCCCATTTGATCTGTGTAGCCGGGTTGGTCTTCCAGTCCGACCCGGCCGAACTCATCTTGCTTCCCGGCAATGACTGAGGGATTCCATAGGCCCCTGAAGGGTTCGCGGCCTTGTAATCCCAGCCTGACTCGTGATTCCACATCGTCAACAGGTCCTGCCATTCGGCACCCGAACCCCATCCGTATGCCCCGGCCATTTGCTGACCGAGTTTCTTGGCCCCTGCCGGTGTCTTACCTGAGCTTCCGTCGAGTGTTCCGGGCGTGCCGCCACTAGTCGAGGTTGAGGTTGATTGGCTGCCGCCGCTCATGGGACTGACCTTTTGTGCTCCGGCGGCGAGTGAGGCCATGATTGCCGAGACTTCTTCGATTGATCCGTAGTCGCCGACGTTGCCCCCGCCGGTCCCCTTGTTCAGGGTGCTCTGGTCGCCGCTCTGATTGTTATTACTGATGTCGTTCATGTTGCCGGTCGTACCGAAGATCCGGTACGCGGTGTCGTAGTATCCCTTGGGATACGGGCGGAAGCCGATCGGCCGACTGGAGTTATGCGCACCGTAGGTCTGGTTGTTTCCGGTGTACATTTCCATGTGTTCGCTGCCCTTGAACACGAAGTCGCCGGGCTTGACCTCGCTGGGCCGGACGTTCTGCCCGGGGATTCGCTTGAAGTCCGGTACGACCATTCGACCGGCGGGAAGGTGAGGAAACTTCATCTGCCGGAGAACGTAATCCCATAGGCCCGAGCAGTCGAAACCGCCGTCAGATGGTTTTGATCCGCCCCAGATGTATTTCCAGCCTTGGAATTTCTCGGCGATCTGTAGTGCCTGGGATGCTGAGCCTCCGCCTCCGCTCGTGCCGCCTACGCTTGACCCATTGTTGGTGGCACCGGAAGGTGACGCACCGAGGGATGAAAAAGTGGCGGTGGCGGAGCTTGCTCCTCCTCCGATCGCGCCGAGCGTCTTCCCACCGGTCATTCCCCCACCCATACCGGGCAGGAACATGTTCGCGAGAGGTCCGGCGAACTTGCCGATCGGACTGTTGAGAAATCCGCTAAATGCGGAGTTGAGAATCGAAGCGCCACCGGATGCCCCGACGATCTGTTTGATGCCTGGCAGATTTACGATCGATGTCAGTGCCTTGGAGAACTGGTCGACGGCGTCGGTGGCGTCCGTTACCGATGCGGAGAAGTCCTCGTTGACATCACCAGTGCGGCCGGTTCTGGTCGCTTGTAGATCCTTGAGGCTCTGGAGGGAGCTACGGCGAACGCCGACCTTATTGAGTTTGCTCCAGGCTCCCTTGTCACCATGCATGGCCTTTTGCGTTAGTGCGTCATAGTCCGAGCCGGACATCCCATGCCCTTGGGCGCTCGACAGCCCTTGCAGGTAGTTCTTGAGAGCTTCCTGGGAGCGAGAATCCAGGCCGAGCTGAGAGATGTTGTAACCCAGCATCCCGTTATCGGATACTGCCTGGCGCATCTGGTCAGGGCTTAGCTGCCTATTTCCGAATGTGCGCTGAAGGAGAGAATTTCCGATCTGGTTGAGAGGCTGGGCCTTTCCTCCGATCATCGTCCGGCCGAGGCCGAGCGACATCATCCGGTAATAGCCCTGTGTGCTATAGAGCTGCCGCATCATGTTCGCGGAACCAGCGGCACCAAGGGTCGGGTCCGTGGTGTTCAGCGCGGCCATGGCGGAATTCATCGTTCCGCCGTTTCCGGACGTGATGCTCGTGCTGCCGAATGTCCGCTGGGCCATCATCGCGCCCTGCATGGCATCGGTCGGCCCGAGTGCCATCGCGTTCAAGCCTTTGTTGTTGGATCCAAAGGCTGCGTAGCGGGCGGCGTTGCGGGCACCGACGCTGTTGCTGCCGATGGTCGCCCACGTGGCGTAGGAGTCCATGGCGAGCTGGTCCGGCATCATCCGGTTGCCCATGCCGACAGTCCCGGCCCACATGCCGCGCAGGCCTGTGCCGTAGGTGTAGGCGTTGTATCCGGCCGGGGGGTAGCCCCCCGCTGGTGGATAGCCGCGAGGTGGCGGGTAGGTCGGGGGGATGCCTCCGCCGCCAGGCGCATACCCGCCGCCATACCCGCCGCCGGGCGCATATCCACCGCCAGCCGGGGTGCGGGCGTAGGTGTCGGGGATGCCGGGTGCGGTGTAGGAGGTGGTTCCACCCGTTGAGCGGTTGTAGCGGTTGAACGTGACGTTCCCGCCGATGGGCATACCGCCGGACTGTGGTCGGTAGTTTGGGCTGTAGGGACTGGCGTTGCCGTACCAAGCGCGGTTGGCCCACTGAGCTGCCGGGCGGGCGGATACATCCGGCCGGTAAGACGCGCCCATTTTCTCGACTACCCGTTCAAGGGAGTCGACCGCTCGTTGCAGTTGGTTGACGCCGAGGAGTCTGCCGACTCCGCCGCTGGTGTCTTCAGCCATTTTTCATCCGTTCCATACGCGCGAGCGCCGTCCTCAACCAAAAACGACGTTCACGGGGTGAGATCCGGCGTATGTCACGGAGGCTCCAGCCGGGGTGTGCTACAGCGAGTGCTTCATATTCGTTGTACAGGTTTTGATAGTTAGAAATCCTGAAACAGTTCGCCGATTCCAATCGGCAACATCACCTTCTTACCGCAGGTCTCATGCAGGCATGAAACCTCATCGAATCGTGGGCCAGGCTGGCGGAGCTTGACCTCTTTTACCAGCTTCGCCCGGTCGGGAACTGACAGCCCTTCGCGAACGAGGGAGGGGAATCCAGCGACCGGTCGTTCCTGACCGTTGGAATCGGTGATCGAAATGACGGTGCGTGAAAGTAGGAGGGAGTTTTGCTCGGCCGGGGAGAAGTTCATGTTCGCCAGCAGCTCTTCCTGGTCATCGCCGGTCGCCAGCCGGATGTTGGCCTTGCGTCCCTTCCGGAGATTGACGGTGAAGACCGAGTCCATCAGCGGGTCTTCGAGCTTTCTGATCGGCACCTCATCGAGGGTGACGCTGAACTCGGTCTCTTCACCGCAGTGCGGGCACTCCAGTGAGCCCAGCTCGACCTCGTCTCCGTAGGTGGCCTCGCGGATCCCCATGATGATGAAGTCGCGGTCGCCGACGAACATCTGCTTGAGCATCTTCTGCGTTGGCTTTTCGCCGCCGACTGAGACAACCCCGCATTCGAGCAGGACGGAGATGAACCGCGCGAGGTTTCCGCTCTGCTTGGCCTTGGCGATCCGCTCTTCATGAGCGCCGTTAAGCTCACAGACCTCAACGTCCTTGACCACCTTGCCCTCGGCCGTGACCAAGCCGCCAGGGAGCGTTAGAACGCTCTCCGGCGGTGGCTCTACGAGCACGTCCTCTGTAGATGAGGACATGATCCTGTTGATTGTGGCGTTCGCTTTTTCCGGGTTGATGGTCGGGTCGATGAATCCGTCCGTCTCCACGTCTCTTCCTCCTTTTGATGTTCCAGCCACGGTTAAAGAATGGCTTCGTCCGCGCCGATTTTGTTAGCGACCTTGAACTCGAATCCCTCGTGAGCCAGAGTCATCTGCTGAATCACGATCGCGTTGGCTCCGGCGTCCAGGTCACTGAAAGCGACAGCGGTAGGCCATGCGTTATAGACCTTGAAGGCCGCCTTGATCGGGGCGGTCGCGGTGGTGACGGGATGGTCGATGACGTTGATGTTAACGGTGGACCGGAAGTCCTGCCCTGCCCGTCCACTACCGGTGCCCTGCATGACGGTGAACAACTGGTTCATCCACGCCATCATGTGATAATCACCGACTGCCAGGCCCTTAGATAGAGTGATGGGGGCGAAGTCGGACTGCCCAGGCATTTTCTGGGTCGTCGTGTTGTGCCCGCCCTGCCGGTAGGGAATGACCTCGGTGGTGATGTTGAGCCCGCTCACCGACATGAAGCCGATGTTGATGAATCCCGGGATCGTGCTGTTGTGGATGTTCACCTGGAACTTGAAATTACGCAGTGGGTCCGTGGCCAGATGCGCAATGCTCGACTTCTGACTTACTGCCATGTTCTTCTCGCGCTCCCTCTCTTACGTGGCGTTATCGGTGGCCGATGTGCCACCCTCGTACTGGCTGATCGTCACGATGACGAATTCAGCGGGCGACTGGAGCGCGACGCCGATTGTGATATTGACGATTCCCGCGCCGGTCTGGCTCGGCGGATTATTATTGGCATCGCACTGCACGAAAAATGCGGTGTCCGGGGAGTTGCCAGACAGGACTCCGGTCTGCATGAGCGTGGTCAGATACTGCGTGCACACTGCGTTGATCTGATTCCAAAGGCTCGGGCCGTTGCTTTCGAAAATCGCGAACCGGGTGAGGTTGGACAGGTCGTTTCGGAGCATCTGAAGTGTGCGCCGTACCGGCACATACCGGTCTGGATATCCGGTCTTGAGCGTGCGGGCACCCATGATGCAAAAGCCGCTGCCGGGAACGATCCGAATAGCGTTAATCGCCTTGGAATTGAGCAGGTCGGTATCGGAACTGGTGAACCTGGTCTCCAGATCAAGTACACCGACCAGAGCCGAGTCGATTCCGGCCGGAGCCTTCTGTACGCCTCTCAGCGCGTCCGTGGCGGCCATCTGCCCAAGGACTGCACCGCCGGGCGGCAGAAACCGCATGGCTCCGGGCAAACTGCTGCTCGGGTCCGCCACGATCAGCCAGGGACCGTAGATCGCCGCGTATGAGGTCGGCGTCAGTGCGTTTCCGCCGGAGATCATCGCAACGTAGTTGGCCGCGACCTGGGCGCTGGTGCTGTTGGCCGGAGCCTGAGCGCCGTCGACTACCAGGAACGCGGTCCCCCGCGCCTCGCAGTAGGCGATGACTCCGTTCAAGACGGTCTGAGACGAGACGCCTGGCAGGTTGATGTTCAGGACGCCCGGGACCTGGTCCAAGGTGTTGGTCGCGCCGATGAGGTCTGGCGTGCCACTACCGTCCGCGCCTCCGGCTAGTTCTGCGGGATCGACAGCCGCCAGGCCGTCTACGGCTTCGTTATAGGTCCATCCCGCCGTGCCGACCTTTAGGTCAGTGACCTGAACGTAGTTCGATCCTGTGACGGGTGAGTTGACGACGCTGGCGACATACCGGGGATCGGCCGGGTCATTGCTGACATCGGGGAATCGTTCGACAAGGGTAGTGGTCGAGTTGTAGCGGACGATCAGGTCGAAACGGTCGGCGCTGGCACCCACGGTGATGGCGACGTTGATGTTGGATCCCCACGCGCCGGGCGCGATAGCCGACACCTTCAGTCCGGCTTTGGGCGACTGGGTACTGGAGATGTCCGTGAGCTGCACGGACGCGGTACTGGCGTTGCCGTTGACGGCGCGAACGACGTAACAGTTCTTACCTCCGTTAAGGAAGAACTGGTAGACCGCAAAAGGCAGCAGATATTGCGGACCGGCAAAGCCACCGAATCGGGCGACGTACTGCTGCCAGCCGGTAATGAGAGTCGGCGTGGTCGGCCCTTGTGGAGACTGACCGACGAACGCGGCCACCGATTCACCGGGACCGGTTCCAGTAGGGGCAAGTGGAGCCAAGTTCTCCACAATGTAGGGACCTGGCGTTAGGTAGGTTGGCACTTAACTCTCCTCGGTAGATATATCCTGGGTGCCTTATGGTGCGACCACTGGTATGTCGTATTCGGCCTGAAACTGATCCAGGCTTATCCCCGAGTCCTTGTCGGTCATGTTGATCAGTACCTCCATGACACGCGTGAACGTCTGGACCTGAGAGGCGAGCAGCTCGGTCGAGACGCGGATGCCATAGATGGCTTGAAACAGCCTCTTCCCGTCGCCGTCCTTGACGGCTCTTAGTTCTGGCCCGCCGATCAGGTCCAAACGCCGTACGGTTCCGTCTTCGGGAATCGGTAGGAAGCCGAATCGCGCGGGCAGATAATCGAATGCAGCCATCTGCTGCACCAGCGACATGTGATGCAGCACCTTGCGCGAGAGCACAGTGACCTGGTAGTCAATGTTGTACGGAATCGGAAAGTCGGCCGTATAAGGCGAGGCCGCCGGATCATACGTCGTTGGGTTTGTATCCCACAGCGGCTGACCTTCAGGGGCATACGGGAGGAGAATGGATCCTCGATGCTCACGCTGAGAATCCTTGACGAGATCTGAGTGATCGATAATGACTGTCGGGAACGTCAGATCGGCCAGCTCGTTTTCTGGAAGCCTGAATCGGACGGGGACGGGACGACCAGAAGGAGCGTTGACGTCGGTCACGCTCAGGCCGCGCAGTTTTTCTTTCAGCGCGCCATCTTCATTAAGGAGCCAGCTCATCCTGCATCCGATATAGGCGTTTGTACATCGCCTTTTCAGGATAGAGCGGCGTTAATTCAGACTGTTAAGGCTGAGACCACTGAGCGAACTGGAGGTCGTTCACCAGCTCGTCACCCCGCAATTGGGTGCCTTCGATGCCCACGATGACGTCTCGCTGCTGAATTTGCCCCAGAATATTAATCGCGGTTACACGGAACGGCTTCCCGTTGTAGACCATGCGATCCTTGAGGTAGCGTTGCGTTTCCAGGTCCGCAAGCGTCAGGCCAGCGCGGGTTATCTGCGAGAACGAGGCCGTAACGTTCAGGTCGTCATTGTAGTAGAAGCCCGTGTCTTCATCCTCGTTCGGACCTTCTTGATGAATCACGTGAAGGACCGGCAACCTGATCGGATCGGCGAAGACCTTACCGACCAGATCTCCCTCATCGTAAATGTCGTTCACCCGGCTTTCGCTTTTGATGAACCTGTAGTAATCGATGACGTCGCCAAAATTCGACTGATAGCCGGACAACGCACTGTTGATCTCATAAGTCTCATAGTCGGCACCGAATCTGCCGCGCTTCCAGTCGAGCCGGGCCATCAGTTCGCCGAGTAGGACTTGTTCGGGGTGAATTTGCCGCCCAGGCTTCCCTGCTTCACCTCGTTCAGAGTGTTCTCACGCCATGCCGGATCATGTCTGGACAGGAAGCTGTGGTCCGAGGCGTTTTCTTTGTTCACCGCGTTTTGCATTCTTGCGCTGAACGTAAGGTTGTTGTGTGCACCCTCATAGTCATAGGCGGTCTTGTGGTAGTTCGCGGTGTCCGGGTCGAAACCAGGGAACTGGACAGGGTTGATGTTGTCTTCAGCGGCCATGATTTATCGCCTTAGTTATTCGTGCTGTGTGACAGCCAAGGGATTTTGAACTCCTCATGAGATCCGCTGGGCATGGCATGTGCTGGATGCGTCGTGTCCGTAGTCCCTGATAGCGCAGCACGGAAATATGCATGCGCCTGCGTCCGAGCGCCCGGTGTCTTATATTCGGATGCATTATCGAACACCGTGCCCTGATAGCTCTCCGAAGCTGGATCGAATTTAGAAAACTGGACAGGGTTGATATTGTCTTCAGCGGCCATGATTTAAGCTCCTCTCTCCCCGATACCCCTCAACCACGCCTGTGCTTTATTGGAAAGCCGATCAGAGTGCTGGAGATCGGGACGCTGCTCCCGCGCCCGCCGAAGCAGTTCAGTCGCGATACCTCGTCGCTGGTGCTCCTCGCTCACGTTCACGTTTCCTATCTCCCCTGTAGTTTCGCCCCAGGTGAGGTACCCCGCCATCCGCCCCTCCGGGGTACGCATAGTGACGGAATTAGGCTCGGCGACTGTGTAGTAACTGTCACCAGTCTTCGCGACGAACTCTCCATCAGCCCATTCCGGCCTGTTAGAAAACTGGACTGGGTTCACGTTATCTACGGCAGCCATGGCTCATCCCCACCCGTTTGGGTACAGCGGTGAGGCGACTCCGGACTCGTCATCGTCGCGGTGGTCGATCGGAGGCAACTCACGAACCGGCAGGCTCGTGTCGTCGTATTCGCGGGCTCTGAACACCGGAACGAGACGTCCGGTTGTGAGGGACACCCGGCGGAGAGTGCTGATCTCCACGCGGTACAGGCCGACATTGAGTTGCGCGGCCATTTCCCTGTATTTGGCGGTCAGTACGTCGATCTGCCGGGTGATCTGCGCCCATCGCTGGCTTCGGGCCAGGTGGGTCCCTTCGGCGGTGCTCACGTCGATATCGGTTGACGCGTCGGTGGAAAGCGCCCACAAGGATTCAATCGTCGCAAGGATCGCAACGAGCGGCTCCTCTATCGTCGGCAGATTTTCCAGCACGACGGGCTGCTCGTCGTATTTGATGAACCCGTTCGCATTGCGGTAACGGGTTTCGATCGTCCGCCCGCTTCCGTGCTGAGTGACGGCGTCGTTGATGAGCATGGTCAGCTCGTCATCACCGAACATCCCGTAGCTGACGCCGGAGATGACGAGGACCTGGCTGCCGCCGGGGGCGGTGGTCATCTGAATGGATCCGTTGGCGAAGTCCATTGTGTAGGCGCTACCCGGCAGGTCGTGCGACGGAATACCGTTGTCGATCGTGAATACGTGGAACGATGCGTCATTGGCGATGTGTTTGACGGGGAGGTCGAACCAGGTCGTGATGCCGTCGCCGGTCACTGATGTGCGAAAGGAGTCGCCGAGATCGCCAAGCTCGAACCGTACACGCTTGATCAGATCACTGAGCTGTGCCATAACTCCTCCCCTACCCTAGTGTCTCGTTACTCGCCGGGTTTCTTATAGGACGTCGATCGGAGTCACGCATCGTGCTCATACGATCGAGCACCATCAAAGGAATATCGGGGTTGGCGAAGAGGCCACGCACATTCCAAGCGATCGGGTACTGGAAGAAGCCTCCCCGAAAATAGATATCCCATGTGGAGGATCTGCGTATCGTCAGCTTCGTCCGGCAATTCCAGCGTGACGACGCGCTGAGTGAGATCGGCGTCCGTATGTTCCACGCTGCACTCACGGATTTCGGTCCGCTGGCCTCGAATACCCGCCAGCCCGACGACGCCGATTGGCTCAGGGCGTTGCGGACGTTCCACGCTGTTGAGCTTGTGGTGGTGATCGGCGCGCGGGTATTCCATCTGATGGGGCGGGCCGTGGCCACAGTCCCAGCGATGTTCCATCCGGTGTTGCTGGCCGCTGTCACATGAGATGCGATGTTCCAGGCGGCCGGTCGGGTGGTCGCTGTGCGACTGAGGATGGCCCATGACGAGCTTTGTGATGTCTGGGCGCTCACGTTGACACGCCAGCTCGCTCCGGTGGTCGTCCAGGCGGATGCCAGGACCGTCCACACCGCCTGCCCTGACGTTGATGTCGCCACACGCACGCCCCAGGAAGCCGCGCCTACTACCGCGATACGGGCGCTGAGGTTCCAGCTCGCTGACGCGGTTCTCGACGGCCTCGCGAACGCATTCCAGGCCAGTTGCTGACTGGAGGAGACCGCGCTACGTACGATCCACGCCTGCTGGGCGAGCTTCGCGACTCCAGCTCTCAGGTTCCATGAGGCTTGCCGCTGGACCGAGCGGGTCTGTAGCAGATTCCAGGACGTACTTTTTTGCAAGAGGACGGGAACGCGAACGTTCCACGCAAGCGACGGGCTCTTGGTCACCTTCGTCGTTGCCGTGACGTCCGGGCCGATCCATCCGGTGTCAGCTACTGCGACAGAGTCCAGATACACGTTTGCGTTTGTGACTCCGGCACGGGCGAAACATCCGAAAAAGACCGCCGCGCTCTCCGTGCTGAGATTGAGACCGGTGATCTGAAAGGTCTCATCCGGCGTACTGGATTCCGGAGCCCGCGCGTAGAGCCTGACATCGGCGACTGGGCTGGCACCGCCGACGTTGACGTGCCATTCGACCCTGCACCATTGCCCAGGGTTGATTTTGGATACCGACGTGAAGAGGACTTCGTTTCCGGAGTACCCTACAAGGATATTTCCGGACGTGTTCATGCCGATGGTGAGATTCCCCTGGTTGACACTGTCGACCGGTTCAATCATGACGATTCTGCCGCCGACCGGGAGAGCGTCGATCCAGAAGTAGGCTCGCCCGTATACGTCGAGATTCGTGTAATTCGTTCCGTATGGCTTGCTCACCCGGGACTTATCGGTTGAGGTGTGCGCCGTCGCCAGCATCGACAGTCCACCGCTTTTGGCGTGCGCGGAGCTGTAGGTACAGGTTCCGGTTACGGATCCCCATCCACCGGTTGCGTCATTGGAGACCAATGCCTGACCGGCAACCCCACTCTCAAAGCCGGTATTCCACTGCATTTAGGCACCAGTGTCGAAGTCGATCTCCAGGGTGAGTCCGCCGTTGTTCTGGGGCGGCGTGTTGGCAGCCGACCTTTGAATCCACACGGCCCGGCACTGACCGGGCGCGATGTTCCCCAAAGCGAGCGCTGCGGGGGCGCTGGCCGCTGAGGAGAACGCGGTGACTCCGGCCGGGGTGGTCGTCGCGGTCGCGATCTGAGCAGCCTGAGCCGAAGATGAGGTGTTGCTCACAGGCCCGATGTTGTCGACGGCCACCCTGCACGTTGCGCCACCGGCGACCTGGGTGTTGATCCAGACGGCAGCGCCGACCATTGTCAGCGTCGCGTGATTGTTGACGATGAACAGACACCGGTAGTCGACCTGAGAGGCCGCGTTAGCGGCACCAGAGATGTCGTTGAACAGATTGTCCAAGGCAGTGGTGGAAAGCGCCGTCGTTGAGATGTACTTGCCGAGCGATGAATTGGGGTCCGGCTGAGCCGTGGAGTTACCGGCGGTTCCGCTCGTGACCGACAACATCAGCCCAACGTCGGTTGCGGCGATAGGCATGACAGATCCTTAGGTAAGAGTCATGGTCAGCTTGCCCGCAGAAATCTGGAGCTGCTGGCCGGTAAGCAGCGTGATCGGGTTACTTAGAGTCCACCATGCCAAGTAGTCGCCTGTGGTTCCGGAAGATGTCGTTACGAGCGCTGCCGCGACGATCGCCAGCGACGACGGCATATCTGCGGCGAGCCCGGGGAAGGTGACGAGCGCCGAGTTGGAGATGACCGGAGGGTTGACGTTCGTCGCGGCAACCCAGGTGATCGCCTTACGTTGATAATTGGTATCGGTCAGCTCGGGGAGCCCTGACATTGTCGTGTCATCATCGATGTTCGCCGTGCACAACGCCAGATACGTCGAAAAGGCCGCCGGGTAATTGAGGGCACGGCCGGTGATGTAATCCAGGCAGACCTTCGCACCCCACGTCGACAGCTCACCAGGCATCAGCGTCACCTCTAGTGGTAAACGACACCCTTTTCCTCCAGGTGCTCAGCGACGTGACGCGGAACGCGGTAGTTCCGGCCCACCTCGAAGTCGTAGTTGTTTCCGTAACCGATGGTGACCTGCTCCAGATCGGTGTTCACCCGGATGGTGACGTAAGGCTCCTCAACAGCGACAACGTCGCTCTCCTGCTCCGTAACCTCCGGCTCCGGACGCGGAGACTTAGTGAGGTCAATGACCTCATCGCTCTTCGCCTGCTCGGCCTCAGCGGTCATCATCGCCATTTCCTTGGACCGCGCCTTCAGCTCCTCCTGGTGCTCCTTCTGGAGATTCTCGGTCTTCCGTCCGGTGAAGTCGCTGGCGGGCTTGCGGGAGTTACGAGGCGGCATGTCTCTTCTCCTTGTTCGTGTGATGTTCCATGGGGGCCGAGGGCAGTTATCTCGACCCCCATCAACAGTTCCTAGTTAGTCTCGGCGATGACGACGGACTGGTCCGTAATAAGACCAAGCCCCCAAATTGCATACCACGCCAAAGCGTGCTCTCTTCCGAAATCTAGGATTCCGCCGTCCCGCAATTCGACGGGGAGGGAAATGGCGTGGCCGAACGCGTTGTCTCCGAGGAAGATCGCCTGGTAAATGTCGCTGGTCGGGACGACGGGCGGCCCGACAGGGTCACCACCGGCACCGGCGAGAACCTTTACCTGAGTCGTCTCGATAAAGACAACATCGTTGATCCGGCCGATTTCTCCAAGCATAAAATTGCCCGGAGCGGCATACTTTGTGACCTCGATCCATTCAGGATCTTCACGGAGCCACCGAGACTGGTGAGGGTGGACGAAACAGACGTACGTTTCTCCCAAGCGGGGAATGTTTTTCGTCCCGAGAACCTCGACGGCGTCCTTGGTCAGGGTCGCCGAGAACTTGTAGGTCCCGTCCATCTTCTTCCGGGCCGTGGTCGACACACCCGGGCCAGGGCCGGTCGGGTTCAGCGGAAGGGCAGCGGAGGATGACGACTTGCCCTGGTCAAAGGGAGACAGAGGCGTCACGGTGGCGGTAGTGGGCGGCCAGACGGTGCCCGATCCCGCCGACTTGTTGTAGCCGTAGATGACGCTCGTGCCCTGAAGCAGCGTGTCTCGGGCGGAGACGTCAAGATAGGTCGCCATGTTGCGGCCCAAAAGACGCGACGCGCTCGCCATGACATCATCGAACGAGGCGTTCAGAAGCAGTTCCGAAACGGCAACCGCGTAGCCCTGCTCAGCCACGGTAATCGAGAACTGCTGCGCCGTCAGAGCGTTGGTCTGCATGCGCACACCTTCAACGAGCTGCGAGGCAGCGCCGAGGTTCAAGTAGCGCATGAAGTTGATGGTCAGACCAGGCTGAACGCCCAACTCCGTCTTTTTCACCGCAAATTGCTCAAAGCGCAAAATCGGCATTGACTGGAACAAGATTTCCTTGCTCCAGATGGTCTGAATTGCCGGTCCGAGGGTGGAGTTCGCCCCACTGTAGGCGGTCGGGGTGGCCGAAAGATTCGGCGTACCGGTAATGGCACTAGGCATGTCTTATCTTTCCTATCCGAACATCCCGCGTGAGGATGCATTGGCTGCGCCGATTACGCGGCCCCGAATCTTCTCCCACTCCGACATCGGCATAGATGAAATCTCGTCTGGTGTGTACGTCTTAGTGCCCGGTTCGTTGTCCATGGGGCCGGTGGCCGCATATCCGGCCGTGCTTACGCCCCTTTGTGCCGCCCGCGCAGTCGTCTGCGCCTGCGACAGATTGCTCACAATGGCCTCCGTCTTAGAACGGAGCATCGCGATACTCGTCTCGACCTCATCCTCGGTATTTCCGTTGATGAGGTCGATCAGTTCCGGAGCGATGTTGTCCTGCTCCTCGCGGGCGCGCTGAGCGATGTAGGCGCGCAGAGAGGCGAACTGCCGCTCCTTCTCCAGCGCCGCTCGCTCCTCGTTCCGCTGACGCTCGATGGCCTCCAACCGCTCCCGCCACTCCTGATCCTTGGCGGCGATGAGCTGCTTGGCGGACATCTCCTCCTCGGCCCTCTTGCGGGCCTCTTCCTCAGCAACGGCACGCTGAGCCTCCTCAGCGGCCTTCTGCTCCTCACGCCACTGCCGGAGCTGCGTCAGCTCGTCCCGCATCGCCTTGGACTCGGTCTTGAGCTTCTCCTGCTGCCGGTAGAGCTTGGTCTTCTCCTCCTCGCGCGCCTTGGCGATGTCCTCGGCCGTGAACTTCGGCGTGGGGGGCGGCGTAGGCGGCTGTGCGCCCTCTACGGGCTCCTCCCCCTGCGGCAGGCCGGGAGCCTCTTGGGTGCCCTGAGCGAACGTCTCTTCGGACGCTTTAGGCGCACCACCGGCAATGAGCCGGATCGGCGTACCGTCCTTGCGGTAGCCGATGACCTCGCCGGGTCGCGTGGATCGGTAGTACATTTACTCGTCTCCTATTAGCTTTGGTTCTCCGGATTTCGGCGTTGGGCCAATTTGGTCCCGTACGCCTGCGTCACCAGATCTGCGAGCAACTTCTGGGTTTCCGGTCCGGTTATGTCCGCGAACGGAGGTGCCGCTTGCGGATTCACCGTTACTCCTGCACCAGACGGAGACGAGTTAGAGCTACTAGAGCCTGGTGCGTCGTTATTCTCTTGGTCTTGCGGTTCAGGTCCCTCAGGAACCATTCCCGTCAATGCGAGAATAGCCGAATTTATCTGAGATTTAATAAGGTCGAGCGCGCCTTGGTCCTTAGCGTCCTCGACAAGTTCCTCAAAGATCTCCTCCAGCTTCTCGTCGGCGAATTCCTCGCCGAGGTCTCGGAGCGCCCCGCGCTTGGATTCCAGACCCAATGCCATCTTCGCCTGGATCTCGTTGAGTTTCACCAGAACATCGGTCGGAAGTGGCGGTGGCCATTCGCATTCGGTCAACGTGACGAGCGGGTCGTCCGGGTTGATCACCAGCGGTTGACCCTCTTGAATGATTCCTTCGGTATCAGGGTCGTAGCGGACGGTTTCCGGCTCGAACAAGAACAATGTGCGAAGGGCAAGCTCATTGATACGCTTGAGTCCGGCGGTATACTCACGCTTCTTCATCGAGTAACGCATCATCATCGGCATGAACTGAATCGCCAGTGCCACGCCGGATGTATTCGAAATCGGCTGGAGCTGTCCGAGTGCCGTTTCCGGTACGCCGGTAAGCTCGTGCATGCTTCGCTTGATCTGCTCTAGGAACTCAAGCGGACCGGCCAGATCGACGCCGTTTTCCAGGTTGAAGACATTGGCGTCCTTGGGAAGACCGCCCCACACTTTCCGTGCCGATTTCTCAAGGTTGGAAACTTTTGCGCCCGTCACGATGGTTACGGGAGCCGCGTGGTAATTGATGATGTCGCTGATGTCCGTGGCCTTTTCATTGAATTCACGGTTCAGCGCGACGATCGAGTTGATGTCTGAGAGTCCCCACGGGCTTCCTGAGATCGGGATGTTCCTGATGTGAACGACGGGGATTGTCCCGATGGGATTCGGCCGCTCATCGATCAGTTCGTCATTGACGAACTCCTGAATGAGGTCGTCGGTCAGGATCTCCGTGTAGGTATAGACCTGCCTGGTGCCCTCCAGGCTGGTACCCCAGAAACGGTACTTCATCTTGAACCGGATCAGCCTGTCCCGATCATGCGGATGGTACTCGGGAAAACAGAAGCTGCTGTTCAGCGGGAGAATGCGCACGCGGCCGGGATGCTGGAATCCCGCCGGGTCCTCCCACGCCGGATCATAGGCGACCTTGACGAAGCAGTCTCCCGAGACTCCGCCTTGCTGCCCCATATCCCACAGGGTCTGACTCTTGTTGTTGTCGACTTCCCAGATACGCCGCAGCAGCGCGGGCACGATGTGCTGGAACTCTTTGGCGGACTGGAAATGGACGCCTCTGCCAAAGGTGAAGTTGTTGATGTAGTTGGCGAACGCCTCGACGTAATTGAAAACGAGCTGCGCATCACCGAACTGGCGCTTGTACGCCCAATGGTGACCTAGGTAAAACGCCCAGTTTTGTGCATACCTGTTGATGCGAGGTCCATGTACCTCGAATTCTTCGTCAGCCAGCTCGATAAGGCCCAAAGGCGATACGGAGATGGCGAGATCCGACGCTGATGCCCGCATTGATGGGCTGTAGAAATCGACTCCCGCCGTCATATCACTGCCCCTTGCGACGGTCGCGCATGACGCTGTTCATCACGGCGTCAGAGGACGGATCGGAGCTGATTGTCGGAACGAGCCGGGTGATCCGCCGAAGGCTGTCCGTCTTCACCGCGCCGATGAACTCCCCGGCGTCAGCTCCTTCGACCAGGCGCGCACCTTTTCCCGCACTGCGGAATCCGTCCGGCCGGTTCTGAGCCAAGCGCACGCGAGTGCCGGGGAGCGGATGGTGGTCACCCGGATACCACGCATCCGTTCCCCGGGGGTGGAACTCATACGTCGCCCTTTTTCCGGCCATTTTCAGTCCGTCACACGCGCCGGGTTCTTACGCTCATACCGGCCACCGTCACGGTCGGCCTGCTCGAATCGCCGCTCAGCAGCCGGACCAACACCGTGGGAGAACTCGCCGATAAAAGTGGGAGCCTCGACCCAGGCGGCAGAGCCGACGTGAGCGCGCTCGCGCATGGTCTCAGCGGGCAGCTTCTCGTACACATTCGCATTATGATTCGGACGCCCGGGAGCGGTCCGGTATCCCTGGAGGATTCCGACCTGGAAATCATCCGGGACGTCCGTGTCGGTCGCGACCCCCTCCTCAAATCGCAGCGGACCACGGCGAGCGTTATTAGCGCCCATCTTCCGCTCGTAGATGGGGGTAATTCGCTCCGGGAACTGGGGAGTCGGCGCGAGGGGGGAAACCTCGTTCGGATCGGCCATTACATCTCACTTCCGCGTGCAATGCTCGCGTTGGCCCAGAACATGACCTCTTCGAGCTTGGTGATCGCTAGAGACTTCTCACGGCCGTCCTTCAGTTGGTAATTCATAATCTGCGCCAGTGCCAGGCATGCGGAGCGCACCTGGTGATGCGCCTCCTGCCGCTCCGGAATGTCCGCCGGGTGGAACTTGAAACGGTTCTCCAGGTCATCAACGGCCATGTACGCCCCTATAACTGATCGGTCTCTTTAATCAGATTAGGGTCGCTATGCTCAGCGTTTATAATCAGCGCACGAACGGCGAGTCGGTGACCTCCACCTCTGGCATCTGGAAATCCACCGTCAGTGCACACGCGAGAGCCAACGAGTCAGCGTAATCGTCATGTGCATCAGCCTCGTTCGGTGCCGCCGCCAATACATATGGACCAGTGAATTCCTTTTGCAGATCAGACATCTGCTGATAGAAACGACGCCAGGTCTTCAGCCTCCGCGTCTTCGCGTGCGCGGGCCAGGCGATGAGCCGCCGATTCATCAGCTCCATCAGATGCTTCCAGCGTTTGGACTGATCCGGCCGCTGAGATCCAAGCTCCTCAATATGAACGTGAGGCATGAGCACCTTCAGCCGGGACGCGACAGCGTCACCTACGCCGCCAACGTCAACGCCGATAGCGAGCACGTCGTATGCTTCAAGGAAATCAACGATACGGAAATACTGAACCTCCCATTCCATGCCTGTGAGATCCAGCCAGTTCAATACCCGATGCTGGTAATGGCCGAACTCATCGGGCCGATCCCAGTCGACTAGGACAACCGTGACGACCGTCGAGTCTTGCTTTCTGGCCGGGTCGATACCGACGACGACCGGTGTCCGGTGCCAGGCGTGTACGATCTGCATCGACTTGTCGCCCAGATCGTCCAGCAGTTCCGAGGTGGCGAACTGTCCCTTGTCCAGCAGCCAGTGATTGCAGTAGGACAAGCGGAACTCATCCGAGTCACTTCCGAGCCGGAGCATTTCTTTCTTGACAAAGCGCCCGTAGTTCGTGTTGCTCTTGGCGGCTTCGTGATAATCGGCCTCAAAGTGGTTTTGTCTCGCACCCCGCCGTAGCCCTTGCCGCTTGTTCAACTGAATGGTCTTAAAGAAGACGCCTTTGTTGTACGTCGGCGTCCCCGTGAATACCAGCGTGGCGTTGGTGGAGGCCCCCATAGGGCCGATGCTCTTGTTGACGACTCGCTCATCTGCGCCCTGGCACTCGTCAATGAGGATGAGGTGGTAGGTCCGACCCTCGATGGTGGCTCGCGGGTGTGCCGTCTGGCGGCGTACGAGAGAGCCTCTCTTGAGCGTTACGGTCCTGCCCCGGCCCTTGATGCGCTCTTCGATGTCCGGGTCCGCCATGAGGTTCTCGGCGTTCTCTGACGTCAGCCTGGAGACGATCCGGCCGAACAGTGTGTCGGCCTGGTCATCCACCGGAGCGAACGCGCCGACCCACAACCCCTCAGAGAACTTCCCCATCAGGTCGGGATAGACCTTGGCCAGAATCGGGAACAGGATCATGCAGGCCGCGACGACATTGGCCACTGTCTCGCTCTTGCCGCTCTGACGGCAGAACAGAGCCGTCAGCGTTGCGCCGTCGCCGATGATGAGCGACTCGATCATCCGCCGCGCGAAAGGCTTTTGGTAGTGATAGAGCGGATGTCCGGACAGCTCATCAACTACTACCAGAACTTTCTCGATTACCGCATCGACAAACTCCTGCGAAAGCTCATCGAGGATGATGTCGGTAGCGAGCCGCGCTTCACGTTCATCGGCCGTCTCGTCCGAGTAATCGGTTTCGAGGATCTCCTCCTCATCAAGCGAGACGTCCATTCATACCCCACATAGAGAATCCAGGTTCTCTATTCAGGGTAAAAAGAAGACCCGGCCAAGTAGTAATGGCCGGGTCTTTCCACGAGCACTTGTCTATTGTGCTACGGGCGCGTGGATTCGCCCAGGGCCTTAAGACAGGCGGCGAGATCTTCAGCGGTGGTGAGTTCGTGGTGAGTCAGCGTCGTTCCGCCCTGCTCGAAAACACTACCAACCTCCAGCTCTGCCTCCCCACTCGTCAACACTGTGAGCTGCGCTGCTACCAGCTCGCTCTCGCATGTGACCCAGGCCGCCGACTTGTCGCGAGATGGACCGTATTTGAAATCCCACTTGATGTCGGCCGCATCCCAGTAGGGGGCCTGTTCGTGGACGGCCTGGGCGAGACTTGACAGGTCGAACCGGTTCTTGTAGTCGCTCATATCAGGAGGTCTTTCCGAGTCGCCGATTAACGATCTGCCGGACGTTCTCGCGGGCGATGCCGAGCAGCCTCGCGAGGTATGCCGCCTCTGCTCCGCAGGCGAGCATGATGGCGACCATGCGCGAGTCGCGTACCTCGGCGGCGTAGATCGGTGGGTTCCGGCTGCACATGGCGTTGCAGTACATCGCGTTCTGGCTGCGCGTTGAGGGCGTGTACGCGATATAGGCCCCGCAGCCGCTGCAATTGATATTGTTTCCGGCACCGAATTCGCTCTGAACCAGGGTCAGTCGCCGCCGGTTGTCTGGCCTGTTCTTGATCTCAGGCTTCGTCGCCACCAGCGTCACCTTCCTCGGTCGCAGCGAGGCCGAGCTGATCACGCACTTCGCCGAGCCGTTTGATCATGTCATCGATCGCCTGGCCGGAGAGGTTCAGCTTCTGTGGATCACAGGTCGCCATCGCGTCGATCATGGACTGTGTAAGTTCAGGGATATGCCATACCGGCATTTCCACACCCTTACCCCAGGTCCACTTACCACCGGTCTGGCCTTGCCTGACGGAATCTCGCAGCTCGATGTACTGCTGAAGATCCGTTCCATCGACCGTGATCGGCGTCACGATCATGGCCACCACGCGCTTGTTGGGCGAAACCTTTACCTGATGGACTACCTGCTCGTCATATGTCAATGATGGGGTGGTCATCCAAGCCTCCTGTAGTTACTTCGTTACACTAACGCAAGGTCTTCTGAGCCGCAACCTCCGCATGGCGCAAGCTGTGCTGCGTAGGCCCTTGACACATGCATCGCCACAGGCGATCCTTGAAAGCGGACAAATATGTTCTTTGGGAGAGGGGAGGTGAACATGGACTTCGAACATATTAGCGAGATCGGCGATGGGGCTACCGCCCCGCCGATGGGCGGCAACTTTACGGGACTACCGGACTATGTCACCACGCACGCCGCCGCCGAGTATCTCGCGGCCGAAGAGGCGACCATGGCGGTCGTCCAGGGACCTGACGGCCGACCCGTCTGGGTCAACAAGTACACCGGTCAACCCGCCAGCCCGGCCCAGCACGCCGTGAGCAGCGTCGTGCACGACTACTGGCGGATACAGCGTGTCGGGACATGGATCGCGGCCATCGGCATCGTCCTGGCCCTTCTCACGGTCTTCGTGCCCGGCCTGCTGCCGCTGCTCGCCCAGGCCATCACCTGGCCCATCCGTCACCTCTGACGCCCCAACACTTTCACAGGAGATCCCATTGGGAAGGCGCACCCTCCAGAACGTTGCACGCCTGCATGAGGAAACAGTGCAGGCGGCTGTTTCCAACAGGCTGGTCTTGCCCGAGGAAACCGCCGAGGATTCTGAGTACTTTCCTGTGCAGCACATTCAGGTTGACGCGGCTGTGCTCAAGGAGGCCCTTAAATCAGCCGGAGGAGATCCGCGCCGACTTCGAATTCAGCATGACGGTTCGATTATTGTCGCCAACAAGCCGGTTAGACGGCTGGAGTACACGGGTGAGTTTATGCCCGACTGGGATCGGGAATGTAGCGCATAATAGGCGACCAATAAGAGAAGGAGCCGGACCACCCCCCTGGGTCCGGCTCCTTCGCTATGTGGGGCTAAAGCTGTTCTACCTGAATCTTCCAGCTACACTCACTGTTGATACTGAGCCTCATCGCCCCGTTGCCATCGTGCAGATGCGTCGTGCCCTTTCCCTGCATGGCCAATGCGATCACGTAGGATCCGCCGTTAGTCCCGTCGACAATGAAGTCCCCTTCAGAGCCGAAGACCGCACAGTTGAAGCTGTAGCTCAGGTCCCAGTCACCCAAGACGCTGAAGGTGGCCGTGGACTTGGTGCCCTTGCCGTACTCGGTGAGGACGACGCGCGCCGACGTCTTGTGCTGCGCTGGCGGCGGGCTCGATGAGTTGACAGTGGCACGCCGAGACGCCGAATCGAGTGTCTTGGAATTGCCGTCGAGAATCATCCCGATGACGAGCGCTCCGATGACGAGCCCGAGCAGAACTATGCACCCGATCCCCAAGAGCTTGGCCGGAGACTTCTTTGCCCGGTGCCCCGAGGACGGCGGAACAGGTGGCGTGTACATCGACATTCATTCCCTTGGTTGGCGGAATTGCAGTGGGGATGAAGTTGCGCTTAGTTCAGCGATTTGCCGAACGCCGTGATGATCGTCTGCAAGGCCTCCAGGACGGCACCCGATGCGGTTACGTTCCTCGTCAACCGATCCTGGACGTAGGGTGTCGTGATTTTGGTTTCTCGCGAATGCGTCACGAGGTACCGAGTGCGGGCGATGTCGACCGCGCAGAGGAAACGCATCTCTTCACGGTCTTGGCGGTAGCGGATCCGGCGGTTCGAGGCGTCTTTGTGGACCTGACGTATCTCCTCAGGCGACATCGAGGCCACGTCCATTACTTTGGCGAATCCCTCATGAAGGAAGGCGACACCGACAAGGGATCTGGGCACAACCTTGTGCGTGATGGCCGGATTCCTGGCTACCTGAGATGCGAGAAGGGTGAGAGTATCGACCGGATCGCTGTTCGACCAGATGGTGCACGGGGTCGGTATTTCCTGCGCGAAAAGCAGCGGACCGAATGCGCTCTGTCGGTTCACGAGCCCTATCAGCTTCGGAGGCGCATCCCACTCTAGTTGTTCGTATTCGATTAGGTCCGCGAGGACCCCCACCAGAACATGAGGATGTAGCTTGTTCATACTGCCCTCTTGTCGTATCCCTCCGGCTCCGTGTCTTCCGAGCCGTTCCATTTATATGCCGCGAGTATTGCCTTTGCGCGAGCGGTTTCCATCGTTCTCGGCCGCCCCTCCTCGTCTTCACCGAATCCGTAATAGCACCATCCCCTGTCATAGCCGTCTTGATGTTCGACCGGCGTGGTCACGAGCCGGTGATTGAATAGCATTTTCAGTACGTCGATGAAGTGCGTGCCGTCCTCGTTAAGGCGAACACGCGTACCTCCTGAAATCGGTCGCATGATCAGATCGACAGATTCACTCACAATCGGGGTCCTCCTCGGCTCGATATTTGGCGAACGTCGTGAGAACCGTCCGCGCCTCTGTTAGGTGATGGTCGTTCAGTCCTGTTCGTGAATCCACCGGGATCACCAGGTGAGGGCCGATGTGGCGGATATGCGCCAGGTAAATGAGTTCGTCAGGGACATCGGGCTCATCTTCGAGCCACGCGAACTCGCGCCCGTCCGCCCACTTGACGACATGCCTGGCCTTCCATGCGCCATGCCTGATCGCCGAGTCCGGCCCCCACCGGGGTATCGGCGGCATCGGAACCCACGGCAGCTCCGGGAGGCCGATGACGGGGCCGATGTAGACGTTCGCCAGGCTCGTCCAGAAGCTGGCCCAGACCAGCTCGGCACCCGTTGATTCGGCCAGCTCAAGGAGAGCCTCTCCATGGGAGGGGTTCAGGCGCATCCTGTACGGCCCTCCAGGGACGTCGAGAAGCTTCTCCACCGTCCAGCCGGGGTGGCAGTCACACCCGTCCTGGCAGCGGGTGATGGGGTTCAGGACGCCGTCGATGTCTATCAGCAGGGCAGGCGGCGTATCCGTTGCCGGAATGACGGGGGTTTTCATTTCCACTCCAGATCAGCGTCTTCGAAGATCACCACAAGGCGTTCGATCTCGGCGATGGCCGCGCGTAGTGCGTTTCCGACTGGCGTTCCGGTGCGCGCGTCCAGATCAGCGATTCTCCGCCATCTCCTGATTTTCAGATCCAGCGGGATGCCTGATTCCAGCGGGCTCTGCGTGCGCAGCAGATTTCGCTGGACGGTCAAGATTTCGGCGATCATGACGTCGCCCACCCCATGGATTTTTCGAAGCCGCGACGCGGTCAGCTTTTTGAACTGATCCAGCGTGAAGATCTCTTCCCTGTAGAGATAATTGCGTGTCTTTTTAGGGAGCGGAAGTCCTTCCAATTCATACGACGCCATTCACACCCTCCCGGGAAAGATAGGGTCACCACAATTCGGGCATCGGTCGTATTTTCGGTATTGCAGCCATCGGATCAGGCGCGTTATGAAAATTGTTGGCCAAAGCACGGCCAGTAGAACAATGGCCCCGATATAGAGCGAGATATGGATGGCGAAAAGTCCGGCCAGGATGCTCAGCTCTCCCTGCCAGCAGTCGCAGCCCGTATCCGCGAGCATCTCGACCTTGCGCCAGATCTTGGCGAACGCCACTGGGATCCCGATGACCCAGATCGCCAGGAGACACATCGATGGTGTGAGTGTCATGCCATGGCCCTCTGTGCCTCCTGCTGCTCCTGCTCTTCGACCCAGCGGCGCACCCTTCGCCACCAGCCCGGTGACTTGCCGAGCGCAGCGGCGAGCATCTCGCTCGTCGGTCGGACGTGCGGGTACTTCGCCAACTCCTCCTTCAGAGCAACTACCGAATCACGCGGCGGCCTCCATGGCAAGCTCTGACTGGTAGAAGGTACCGTTTTTCCGGACGGTTGGGTAGTTACTACCGGCAAGGAATCTGGTAGCGTTCCTGGCGCTGGGTCCGATACCGGAACCGGGGTACCAGGGGCCGATGGCCCGGGTACGTCACGCCGATTTGGTACCGGTATCGCCCTCCGCCCAGCCGCCGCCACTGGTGCCGGTACCGAGCCTGCATGACCCCCGTTCGGTACCGGGTCCGGTCGGGGTGCGTGGTGCTGCCCCGCACCCTCCCCGAGCACCTCGGCCGGACGCGGTGGCGTTTCTCGGGTCAGCGAGACCTCGGATGATTCTGTTACTACCGAGTCGCTTTCTGATACCTGATCCGGTACCGGCACCTCGTCCGGTAGCGACAAGGCGAGATGGATCAGTGCCGCGACGACCGCAGGCGGTACCGCCGAGACCGCTACCACGACTCTCCAGTCCATCGGTAGCACTCCGGCACGAATCAGGTGCCACGCCTCGTTGAGCGCTACCGACAGGCCCACGGCGACGACGGCGTTGAGTGCCGCTCGCTTCCGCCCCTCGCGGTACCGGATGTCAGTGCCGAACAGTGCCAGCGCCGAGAGCGCGGCGTAGACCTCGACGGCCACCGGAAGCAGCCAGGCCACCGCTCGCGGCCAGCCGACGTGGATGGCTAGCTCATACAGCCCCTGGACGCTCAGAGCGCCAGCGGCGGCGAGAGAGACGGGGATGCCCCACGTGAGGATCCGCCGGACGGTGGGATCGATCGGGTCGTATGTACTCTTATGGGTGGACATGGGGGGCTCGCACACTCCTAGGTCTGGAGGGTCCTCGGGGGCTTTGCGGCTATCCCGAGGACCCTTCGCTGCTTCTAGAGGCCCACCGGTGCCCGAGGGCACCCTCAGGGCACTCTCAGGGCACTTGAGGGCACTGTCGCCCTGTGGGATGCGATGCAGCCAGATGGAGTGTTTTCCCAGGTCAGGGGCCACTTTGCGTGATCGTCACAGGCAGCCGAAGTGGTCCAAAAACTTCCGCTGGGAATACATGGATCATGGGTTCTACCTGGTAAAGCGCCGATTTCGCCACCCCTGAGGGCACTTTCAGGGCACTCTAGCCGGATCCTGGCTCAGAAACTTTCGCTGGGAGTCCACGGATACCTGCTTTTACCTGGTCAAACGTCGCATCACATGCCCACAGGGCATTCTCAGGGCACTCTAACCGTTCGTAACCAGCTCGATGACGTCGGCTTCCCCCTGGAAGAAGCGTTCCGTCGCCTCACGAGACCGCTCCTCACCGCCGGGGATGAAGTGGGCATACGTCTTCGCCGTGACAGCAACCGTGTCGCCGAGATAGGCCGCGACGCTCACGATGTCAATCCCGGACGCGAGCTGCACGGAGGCGAAGGTGTGCCGCATGGCGTGCATGCCATTGGTGCGATCATCAGGGATGCCCACTGCCCGCCTGGCCGGTCTCCACTCGCCGTCGTTGAACATGGTCGCTCGGACATGGCTTCCGTCTTGGTTGCCGAGAAGTAGCTTGCGCTTCGTTGGCGTGCCGTTCGCCTTCTCCCACGGCAGCGTGATCTCGACCGGCGGAAACTTCTTGATGTGTTCGCTCAGTTGAATGCACATTGTCTCCGTGATCGGGACAGTGTGCGGGGTCTTGTTTTTGAGCTGAGCGAAAACCCATTCACCGCCGAGTCGTTTGATCTGGACGTTCACGTTGATCATTCGGCGGAGGAAATCGATGTCGTCTACATCGAGACCGAAGATCTCACCCTGCCTCATACCACTGCCCGCACCGAGGTAAGGGATGACCGCGAAACGCTTTGGCAGCTCTTCTGACATTCCCTCAATCCACGCCAGCGGCCACGGCTGAGCCTTATTTTTTGGGATCGTGGGCTTCTTCACCGACTGCGCCCTGATTGGGTTGCGATGGATCAGCTCGTCGTCCATGGCGGCAGTGAATATCGAGGAGACATCCTTGATGGTGATGATCTGAGCACTGGCCCCTCCTGACATCCCCTGAATCCACGCCTGGATAATCGACGGCCGCTTGGCAAGCTCCAGAAGAGTCCGCTCGCCAATGACCGGCCACACGTGAAGGCGTAGTTGCCGTTCACGCCGATTGTCCGTGTTGAGGTCTCCTGTTTTGTGGATTCCAAGCCACTGTCGAGAGAAGTCCTCGAACGTGACATTGGCGTCTTCGGGGGAAACATACTTACCAGTGTTCAGATCGTGTTCGATCTTCGTCCTGAACGCCTCGGCGTGGATCTCGGGATTCTTTCCGGCCTTGAGTTCGAAATTTCGCTTGCAGTCCTTCCCCGCATCGTCGGTCCACTGGACTTGCCAGCGCTTGCCCTTCTCACACTCGGCGCTCTTTACCTTCTTTCCATTGACGGTCTTGTACCAACGGTCTTTGATCCTCGCCATGCGGTTCAGGCCCCTTTTTGCCGCGCCATTGCGTGAAGCTGATCCCAGATCTTCACTTCAGCATGGAC